CCTGGAACCCGCCGATCATGAAGCCCATCGCCGTCCAGCCGTATGCCTTGCCGCTGGGCCGCACGTCGCGATTGCCCGTGAACGGATCGCGCGCAAAGCCGAAGCAGACGCCCTGCGGGTCCAGGGGCTCGAAGGCGCGGTCGTCGATCCACACCTGCGTCTTAAGCCGAACAGACGGATCGAACCGGATGTTCTGGCCGGACTTGATCAGCGTGCGGTTGATGTTGCTGACACCGCCGAAGAACAGATCGCCAGAACTGCGACGATCCTCCTGCGAGTGGATAATCACATCCCAGCCATAGATGCGCACCTGCGGCGTGCCGGTAGCCGCGCCGACGTAGGGCAGATCAATGTCTGCTGTGATGTCCGTGCACGCCGTCACCACCAGCCCCGCGCCGTTGTAGGCCGACTGCGCGCCCAGCACGTCCAGGCGCAAGGTGTCCGTGAAGCGGGTGATCATGTTGGTGGTTCCCGTGGCAGTCGGCGTCGGCCCGAACTGCACAAGGAACGTAGTGGTGCTGGGCACCGCGATGACCTCGCAGATACCCTGGATGGCGCCTGCGTTCACTCGAACATCCTGGCCCACCACGTAGCCGTGCGGCGTGGCAGTCGTAACGGTCTGGAAGCTGCCGGTCTGCCCCAGCACGGTGATGGGACCGCTGAACGAAACGGTCACTTCTTCACCATTCCGCGTCAAGCCAGCCGGCGCGAAAAGGCGCAACCGAGTGGTGTCCCGCGCCGCCGCGGAGTAGCCGTGAGTGCCGGTGCCCGAGTTCACAGACGCCACGACAAGATCACGCATCGCGGTCGACGTGGATGCCGTGACCGGGCCAGCAAGAAGGTTCTGGCCCGCCGCGGCCAGCGAGTTCATCGTCGTCGAGCCCGAGCCATCAAACTGCATCCGAAGGTTGGCCACGTCCCGCCCGTTGGCAAAGGCCAGCCGGTTGCCTGCATTCGCCAAGCCGGTAACGCTGACGACGCTGCCGAACGTCAGCCGCGCCTTGCCCTGGCCGTTGTCGGTGATCGACGTGATGGGAAAGAACTCGTAGTCCGCAATCGTCGCAGTGAGTTGGTTAAAGTAGCACTCGAACACGCCTTCGTTCTGCCGGCCGTGGATGATGAGCGGCGTCTTGCTGCCCCGCAGGCCAACTTGGTTCATCTTCACCTCGCCGCACTGGCGCATGAAGATGTGGTAGTCTGCCGTGTTGGATATCGCGGAAATGTCCACGTTGCTGATGTTCAATTCGCCAGCGTTCACCAAGTCCATGCCGCGAATGCAGCGCTCGATGGTGCTGTCCGTGATGTAGCCTCGCGCCGCCGCGTTGACTTCCATGGCCAGGAACTTGTCGCGGATGTGCAGGTTCTTGACGCGGCCAAGCGAGGTGTTGTCGCGCAGCCGCACCGCGGGCAGCGGCTGCGCCGCCAGCGTCTTGGCCCGCGTGTCCAGCAGGAAAAGGCCGTCGAGGCTGGTCCGGTTTGCTGCAACCTCGAACGACACGCCGTTCAGCGCTGACAGCTTGCCCGTGCCCAGCACCGACGCATTGGCCGACGACAGGATCAGGTTGAGCCCCAGCGCGGTCATCAAGTTGGGCGGGAAGGTGAATTCGGGCATGTCGCCGCCGAACTCGTACTGGTCGCCAGGATTGCCGCCCTTCGACAGCATGTAGGCCCACGCAGCTGCGATTGCGGTGGTCTGATCGCCACCACCCCCGCCGCGTGCTCCTGCGTCGTAGGGGTTCAGCCTGCCCATCGGCAGGTAGCGAACCCACCGGCCTGCATCCGTGGTAGCCAGGGAGTTGGGCTTGAAGCAGTCAATGCCGTTGTCGGTCGCGGTGCTGGTGCTGTCCCAGCGGATCAGCATCTCGTACTCCTGGCCGGTGGTGTGCCGGCGCAACCGCACCAGTGCGTCTGGCATGCGCGCCGCCACGGTCGCCGTCAGTGCGCGCAGCGCGGCGACATCCACCGCCGTGGTGAACTTGCGGTCGATGGCGCCCTGCACGTCCTGCATGGTGCCGTATGCAAGGGTGCTGGTGTTGGCGCCGAGCGCCGTGGTCGCCAGCAGGGCGCCCAGCATGGTGTCGCCACCCTTCTTGACGGCCACCTCGTCCACCCGCGCAACAGCCGCCTGCTGGCCCGCGTTAGTGCCGGCATCCGTCGCCGCCTGGATCACATCCTGCCCAGCCTGCATGGTGCCGGTCAGGTAGTGAACGCCGTTGCGCACGGTGCCCACCCGGCGGGTCGCCAGCCGGACTGTGCGCCCCGCCGCGTCCACAATGACAATACCGTCATCGACCGCATCGGGGATCGACGCCGCATCGACCGTAGCGAGGTTGAAGGACATGCCGCCCTGCGTGGGCGCCGCCGATATGGTGGCCGTCTGGCCATTCGCCTGGCGATACTTGATGCCGGAACCGGACATGGTGGTGTCTCCTGCTCGATAAGAAAAAGGCCGCTGGGCGGATGTCCAGCGGCCTTTCTACGTCAATTCCCGCGGCGCTGCTACGCCGTGGTGCGGGCCTTACCGCCGGGCCGGCTGGCCGGCGTCTGCTTCTCGGGCTCGGTGGTGCGCTGCGGCGAGGTGTCACTGGCCACCTTGGGGGCCACCTCGTCGGTCGCGGCCGGCTGCACCGCCTCGGGCGGCGGCACCTGCGGGGCCGGGGCGGGCGGCGGTGCCGGCGGCGGCGGGGCGGGCGGCGGGGTCGGCTCGACCGGGCGCTGCTCGGGCAGGCCGTGGCTGCGCTGCGCCTTCATGGCCGCCTCCATCATCGCGGCGCCCATCTCGGGCAGCACCAGCCGCAACGCCCCGGCGATGATGTCAGCCACCTGGCGCACCTGGCGCGACGTGGTGTCCTCGGCTTCCAGCGGCGAGTTGTTGTGCACGCTGCCGGTGCCCGACGTGCCGGCCAGCGACTTGGCCAACTGACCATCGGCGTCCATCGCCTCCATGTGCCCGCCGGGCTTGCCGTCGAAAATGATCTCGGTGCCCACCGGCAACATCTCGTCACCCGCGCCCGGAACGCGCGGCATGTAGGCTTCTTCGGTCAGTCGGTACGTGGCGCGGGGCCAGGTGATCTGTTCGGACATTGCGTGCGCTCCTGCTCGCGGTTGGGTAGCGAACGGGGCGTCACCGCCCCGCCCAGGTCAGATGTTGGTGTTGGACAGCGCGCTGCGCGGATACGCCTGGTTCTCGTCGTTCCCCAGGTTCATGTACGCCTGCAGCGCGCCGGCCGTGAAGTTACCGCCGGCCACGGTGTAGGTCAGCCGGTGATAGCGAGGAATGGGCGAGCCGGGCGGGCGGCTCGGCCAGTCCATCGACATCAGGAACGGCTGCCCGCCGACCGTGCGGCTGTTCAGCGTGGCCGCGTTCATGGCCGGCGAAAGCGCCTGCGTGATCCACGTCGTGTTGTCGGCGCTGCTTTCCAGCGCGACCTGCAGCGTGCCGGCGCCCACGAAGGCGCCGTTGGTGGTGGCGAACACGTTCAGGCGCTCGCCCTGGCCGAGCCCGATGGGGCCGCCCGTGTCGATGGTGTTGGTGGACGGGCGAGTGGCGGTCACGGCAACGAAGCCGGGTCCGTCGAACATCAGGGTGCTGTCAAGCAGCATGGGGTGTCTCCTATGCGCACGCGGCGCGATGAAGGCCAGCAGGAAGGGCGGGCCGAAGCCCGCCCCGATCAGACGACGCGGGCTTCGGTGGACAGAAGCTGATCGACGGTACGGATCGGCACGCCGCGGAACATCGTCACCGGGCGGCCGTCCCACTCGCTGTAGGTCAGCTGCGTCTTGGGGCCGTTCATCGCCATCTTGTCCAGCGCCGTCGCGATGTCGCGGTTGACGTAGATGGCAAACTTCGTGGCGCCGAGCACGCCGGCCGGGCGGGTGGCCGCCTGGACGTTGCTCATGTTGCGAGGCGCCGTGGGCACCTTGCGCATGGCAGTGATCAGCATGCCGACGAGGTTGGCGGCGTTCACCGTGTTCAGCTGCGTCACGTCGATGTTGGCGATGCGAACGATGTAGCGCCAGTCGCGGACGCACAGCCCCATCTCCCACTTGAACCACGAACGGTACGCCCGGAACGGCTTGCCGTTCGCGTCGTTGACCGTTTCTTCACCGATGTCGGTGTGGTTCAGACCGGCCTTCTTGCCCTTGGGGAACATACCGAACACCGTGTTCGGACCCCAGCCCACCAGCCAGATGCTGGTGTTGGTGCTGCCCGTGCCGCCGGCGTCGATGATGTTCTGGCCCGTGGCGGCGCCGGTCAGCGAACTGTACCGCGGCGTCAGCCCCATGATCTGCGCAGGGGTGTTGATGCTGTTGGAGTACAGGAACGCCGCCTGCGCCTGCTGCGTCAGGCCCTCGAAGAATGCCGCGTCCTCCTGCAGCCGGAACTCGGCGGTGTTGCCGTTCAGGTCCGCCAAGTCCTTGTCGATCGTCGAGAAGCCTTCGAGATTGCCGGTCTTGTCGGTGATCTGCGCAGTCAGGCTCTTGGACGGCTCGATGCCCTGGTAGAGCATGCGCCAGGTGCCGGACGGCAGGCCGGTGCGGACGGTCGTGCGGTGGCCATCCGACTGATTTCCTTCGGTCCAGATCATGTCGTCCATCATCTCGTTGGTCTGCGAGAGAAGGTCGATGACCGTGGCCGTGGTGCCGTCCGGGTCCAGACGCTTTGCCCAATCGGCCAGCGTCAGGAATTGAGAAGAAAGGATCGCCATGTGGTGTGTGCTCCTGCCCGACCGTTCGGGTTAGCGGGTGTTGGGGTACATGCGCTTGGCGACGCTTTCGCCATCCGCATTCGGCGGGGTGCCCGTGACCGGGGGCGCCTCGGACAACCGGGACGCCATGCCGTAGATCACGCGCAGGACGGCCGGGTGGTTGCCGGCGCCGGTCAGTTCCAGCGCCTGCAACGCACTCGTCACCATCTCGGCCGGCAGGCCAAGGGTGTTGATGGCGGTTTTCACGACGCCCATGTTGGCCGTCAGTTTGGCCGGGTCGCCGCCAGCCAGCACCGGATCGGCCAGCGCCTCGGCCTGCCACGTCTCGTTCATCTGCTTGTAGGCGACGGCGCCCGCGTTCATGCGCTCGGCCATCTTGGGACCGAGCGCCTGGATCACGGCGTTCACGCTGTCGTTGTCCATGCCGCCCTTGGCGGCACCGTCGAGGAACGCCACCACCAGATCGTCCTCGGCGGTGATGCCTTCCGGCAGCCCTTCCAGCTTGTAGTCCTCGGGCTTGATGGGCTCGGGGGCCGGATCGGCAGGCTTCGCCGGGTCCACAGGCGGATCGGCAGGCTTCGCCGGGTCCACGGGCGGATCGACCGGCGGATCAGCCGGCGGGTCGGCGTTCAGCAGGCTGGAACCGGCCGCGCCCTCGACGACCGGCGCCGCGGGTGCCGGATCGACGGCAGGTGCCGGATCGGCACCCGCGGGGGCGCCCTCACCCTGGTAAACGATCCGGTCGCGGAAGCGGTTCATCGTGAACACCTTGTTCAGTTGCGCGGTAGGTTCTCTGCGAGCATGATGATATATTGATCCCGGTCTGCCTGCAACGCCCGCGTCTGCAGGTCCAGGCCCACCTGACGCGCGCCCTCACGGAACAGGGTGTACCCGTCCGCCATCGCCAGGTTCGTCAGCGGCAGGTGCATCCCGCACAAATTGAACAGGATGTCATAGAACTGCCGGCGGCCGGCGGCGGTCGCCAGCAGCGCCTTGTACCACATGTCGCGCTCTACCTGCGCCTTCTGTTCCGCCGTCAGCCGCTTCTTGCGCTGCCTGCCCGCCTCGTCGCTGTCCACGCCGGACGGCAGTTCCGGGGCTTCCACCTCGTCATCAGCCACGGCCGGCGCCCCCGGAGAACATCGGCTTCGCCAGGGCCTGCGTGCCGGGCTGCTGCTTCGGCGGCACCTTCTCGACCGTGACGCCGTGGGGCAGGCGGCTGGTGGCCAGCGCCCGGCTAGCGTCGTCGGCGGTGTGGTAGTGCAGGGCCTGCTGGGGGTCGGCCACCCAGCCGGTCAGCGAGTGGCCGCGGCCGGCAACATCGCGCAGGTAGTAGGGCATCACGGTCCTCCGTTGAGCATCATGGACAGTGCGTTCTGGCCGCCGCCCACGTCGGTTTCAGACAGCACCTTGCCGGCGCCCACAGCCTCGGCGCCAACCTGCATCTGCGCCTGCTGCTGCGCCTGCTGGTTGCGGCCGTCGCGGATCGCTTTCAGCTTCATGGCCGCCACCAGCAGCTTCGGCGGGACGCGAAGGATTTCCACCATCTCGTCAATGGCCGCGTCCGTGTCGATCTTGTCGAGCACTTCCGGCCGGGCTGCCGCCACGGTGCCGGCGAAGCCCAGCAAGCGCTCGATGGCTGTGGCCGCCGACGCGCGCTGCAGATCGGCCAACGGCGAGATGTACTCGATCTTGACCGGGCGCCCCTGCATCACGTCGGGCGGGGGCGGCAGCAGGCCCTGCCGAGACATGATCTTGTAGATGCGCGCGATGTCAGGGGTCAGCCCTTCCTGCTGGTTGCGGTCCAGCACCGGCCCCAGCAAGACCAGCTTTTCCTCGCGGCGGGCGTCAATCTCCGTGGCGCTGCGAACGGTTTGCAACTGGCTGATCATCATGAACAGGTCGTTGAAGAACGTGGAGCGGATGCGCGCCTCGACCTTCTCGATGTCCTGCTTCAACTCGCCAATCGGCATCTGCACCTGATAGGCGGGCTTGAACCCAGCGCCGCCGTCCAGGCGCGCGACGTAGGTGATGGCACCGGGCAGCAGCGATGCGGGCTCGTTCTTCATGTTGGCGTCCGCCACCATGGGCGGGTCCACCATCTTGTCCAGCGCCTGCGCCTTGCGCTTTTCCTCCTGCTGCAACTGCTTGATGTCGCCCAGGGCGTCCATCGCGGGGCTGCGGCCGTAGGCGTCATTGCCCTGCACGTCCCAACGGGGGCAGGAGAAGGGCTTGTCATGGAAGCCACCGATGCGCAGCGCGGTGTCCGTCTCGCCGTCGATCCACAGCACCTCGCGGTACTTGAACGACCGAGACAGGCCGAACTTGCCGGCCCACAGCGGCGCGCTGCTGTAGTCCTTGTTGGGCTCGATCAGGTGGTACACCGAGTAGCTGTCGTCGAGGACAGCCGGCGATGCCGCGTTGTCGAGCCGCTGGCGCACGTTGGGCGGCAGGTTTTCCTTGCCGAACTCGGCCGCCAGCTGCTGCAGCGTCATGTTGAACTTGCGGCCCAACGTACCAACCGCGAAGTTCTGGTCGGCCGCGCAGTAGTATTCTCCCGCGGCCGGGACGAAGAACCGGACGACCGCTTCGGGATCTTCGTAGATGATCATCGGCGCCGTGCCAAACACCACCAGATCGAGGTATTGCGTCGCCTTGGCGGTGTAGTAGCCGCTGCCCGACATGACGCGCAGCATGCGCTTCGTCACCTCGTCGGCCCAGGTCTGCACGTCGGTGTCGCCCTGCAAGTCCGGGTCGTTCACGGTCAGCCGGAACCACGGACGGCTGGGGCTCGACACGCCGGACATGATGCCGCTGGCGCAGTTGCGCGCCGCGTCGGTGCCGGTGCTGTTGATGATCTTGCCGTTGATCGCGCTGCCCTTGGACGACTTCTTGGTGTCGGCGCCCGTCAGGAAGGTGTGCCGCCGCGGCAGGATGTACTCGGCCAACTGCACCCAATGCTGCCACCACGACAGGCGCTCGGTGTGCAGCGAGCCCATCCGGGCCTGCAGCCCTCGCAGCAGTTCCTCCACCTGTACGCCTGTGTGCTGGGCCATCGTCGTGCTCCCCTTAGACGCCCAGCAGGGCCTTGCCCTTGCCGCCTGACGTGTTCTGCTGCACCAGCCCCTGGCCGCTCGTCAGCACGGTGCCGCCGAACCCGAGCCCCGACGCCATGGCGGAACCGCCCTTGGCCGTCTCGCCGCGCTGGGCGGTCGGGCTCTGCTGCGCGGTCGGCGCCACGTAGGCGGCGTCACGCGACGCGGCCGTGATGCTTTCCGGCGTTTCCTGGGGAACATAGACCGTCTTGGGGGCGCCACCCATTGTCGCACATCCTGCTAAGATTGGTGGCAAGTCACTTACCACGCTTATTGTCAAGCAGGATAGTGCATAAAAGAAGCCCCCAGCACGGGGGTGCTGGGGGCTAGTCTAGGGAGGAAACGTCCTGGCATGGCCGGGTGGCCGAGACGGACCCTAGGCGAACGGGTCGTACTCGGTCAACGCCTTTCCGGTCTGGCTGCCGCGGTTCTGTAGCCCGCCGCCCATGCTGCCGTCCGGCGCCTTCTGCACCGGGAAAGCGAAGGTCAGCGCCAAGGCGTCCGCGTCGTCCGGGCTGTCCACTTGGTGCATCCGCTTCATGATCTCCTTGGGCACCAGCATGATGTCCTTGTCGTTCCGATAACTGAACAGTTGGCTGACCAACTGGCGCTGCAGTTCATTGTCATCGGGGATCGCCATCGTCGGCAGCGCCGCGCGCATCACGCCCCACATCTCGGTGCGCTTGTTGGCATAGTTGGCCGCGTCCATGAACTTCTGCCCCAGGTCCGGCTTCCACCCACTCTGCACCTCGACGACGGGAATTTTCAGTTCGCGCAGCCGGTCGATCACGCCGCCGCCGACGCCGCCGCCGTCCACGTGGATCGCATCGAACTTGTACAGTTCGTGCAGCCGGGCCACCTTGTTGGCCAGTTCCATGGTGTTGGCGCCGGACATGCGGGTCCAGGGGATCGTCCGGGCATCGCGCCCCTTGCGGATGGCGATGACGCTGTTGTCGGTGCCGTACCGCGCCACGTCCACGCCGCAGATCAGCGGGTCGGACAGCTGCGGCATCGCCTCGTTCTTGCGCGCCAGCGCCACGTCCTCGTTCGGGATGAACTGGCTGGACGCCACGCGGGGGAACAGGCCGCGCACGTTGACGCGCACGTAGTCGCTATCTTCGCCCATCTTCTCGACGAGGTTGTTCAGTTCCACCTTGTCGGTGACGGGCACGGTGCGGCTGTCGATGTTGCGCACCTTCCACCGCTTGTCCTCGAACGCCTCACGGAAGCGGCCGGCGCCGCGGGTCGGGTTCCCGAAGCAGGCCCACACCACCTCGGTGTCGGCGTCGGACATGATGCCGTCCGTGGTGTCATAGATCGGGTCTGCGATCTGCGACGCCTCGTCCATGATGAACACAATGCGCTTGCCGAAGTTGTGCAGGCCGGCGAACGCCTCGGGGTTCTGCTCGTTCCAGGCCATGGCGTCCATGCGCCAGGTCTTTTCGTGCTCGGGGTCGCGGCTGTAAATGCTGGTCGCGGTGAAGTGGAACCAGTGCCGGCAGATCATCAGGTTGAACCACTTGGCCACCTCGGGCATCGTGGTGCCGCGCAGCTGGGGCTCGGTGCCGGCGGTCAGTCGGATACGCGCCTGCGGGAAGGTAGCGAGCCCCCACAGCACCAGCCACGACACCACGCACGACTTGCCGATACCCTTGCCGGACGCCGTGGCGAACCGCCCCTTGCCGCGCACCTGGCGCCAGGGGTCGGGTTCCAGGGCGGGGCCGCCGTTGTGGCCCATCTGCGGCGTGGGGTCCGCGAATATCTGCGCCACGTCGATCAGCGCATCCGCCTGCCACTTCGTCGGCCCCACCATCTTCTCGACCGACGTGCCGGCCTCGCCCCACGGAAACGCGAACTGGATGAAGCCGAGCGGGTCATGACGAAACGACGCGATCTTCTCGACCAGCCGAGTTTCGAGTTCGATTTCCGAAGGGCGCATGGTCAGGCAGCCAGCGCAGCGCGCGTCGCCGCGCCGACAATGCCATCCGGCGTCAGGCCACGCGCTTTCTGGAAGCGCTCGACCGCCAGTTCCGTGGCGCGGCCGAAGTGTCCGTCCACCACCAGCGAGTAGCCGTGATTGCGAAGCGCTGCCTGCAACGACCGAACATCGCCGCCCGTGGCACCGATGCGCAACAGCGTGATCATGCCCTTGCCCGCCGTAAGGCGCGCATAGGTATCAGCCATCTTGGTGTCGTACTGGTTTTCGCGGTAGCGGCTGCCGTTGTAGCCGCGGGCGAAGGTCGCCCAATCGTGCTCGCGCAGCGCTTTAACCAGCCCGTTGCGCTCGACGAACTCGACGAACACCTGCAGGTGTGCAGCCGGGCCGGTGTCCAGCAGCGTGATCATCTCGTTCGGATCGCGGAAGCCCAGGCTTTCAGCGTTGTTGCCCAGCACCTGAAACGCACCGAACGACGTGGCGCGCTCGGCGGCCAGCAGGTCGAGTTCCGCCATCTCGTTGAAGCGGTCCCACTCGCCGGCACCGCCGACGTACAGCGCCTTGTTCCAAACAGGCGACGAGATGCGCGGGTGTGACTTGTCGTACTTGCCCCCGGTGTACTGGCTGAACTTGTGCGCTTCGCACAGGATCATCAGACGGCCGTCCGCCAAGAAGCCGGTGCGCCCGCCGCTTTCGACGATGCCTACGGTCTTGATGGCCGGGATGTCGCACCCCAGGCGCGCGGCCTGATGGGCGTAGTCGGCATCGGTCAACGCCAGCGGCACCGGATGCGGGGCCTGTACCAGCGGCTGCGTTTCGTAGCTGTCGGTCATGTGTCGTCCTCGGGTTGGGCTGCGGCACTATCACCGCAGCATGGCAGCCAAGTCCAGCGGGTCGTCATCGGCGTCGTGCACCGCGGGGGCGTGACCCTGCAGCCGCCGGGCAATCTCATCCTGCTGGGGCGTCAGCACCACCTGCTCGGCGGTCACGTCCTCGAACTCGCCTTCCAGCACATCGGGCTCGTCGTCGGCGTCCTCGTCCTCGACCCCGGCATGCCCGGTGCGCTTGAAGGCGGCATCCAGCCGGGTGGCCAGGCTGGACGTTATGTTCACGTCGATCTTGTCGTTGTTCAGCCCCAGGTGCCTCATGGCCGCGGTGATGGCGGGCATCTTGCCGGTCAGCTTCACCTCCTGAATTTCAACCGGCGTCATCTTGCCGCCCTCGCCCGCCTCGACGATCCGGCGCGTCTTGATGCCTTCCAGCATCAGGGCGTCCCACTCGCTGTACTCGGTCGGCGGGCGCAGGCTGCCGTCCTCGTTGAACATCACGCGGGGGTCGCCCTTGATGATCGCGCCCAGCCGCTGCAGCACGTCGTCGGCGGTCAGGCCGACCCGGCGGGCGCGCTCGGCAATGGCACGCGCGATGGCGTCGCCCGTATTGGTGCCCTTCTTGACCAGCCGGTGCGCCACCTTCGCCGCGGTCGCTGGCGGGTAGCCGGCGCGGATCGCGGCCTGCGTGGCGTTCAGGTCGATCATGTATTCCAGAATGAACAGCTTCTGCTGCTCGGTCAGCACAGACGGCTGCTTCTTCTGCATCAGCTTCGCAACGGCCCGCTGCTCATTCATCGCCTCAATCCTTGTGCTGCTTGGCGGCCGTCCAAGCCTGCCAGCACCGTTCGGTCCACGGATCGACGTAGCCGCTATCGACACGTCGCACGTTCATGTAGCGCGTGATAGCCCAATGCTCAAAGCCCTGACGGCTACGCTCTGCGTCCGTCACTGCTGCGGCGCCTGCAGGATCGGGTATTCACCCGCCACGTTGATGCGCACGTTGTCGATGCCGGCCGCCAGCACGAACGGCGCGCGCAGTTCGAGGCGCCCCGACCGGCCGCTGACCGACGTGACCACCGCAATGCTCTTGCCGGCCAGCCGCGTGATCAGCGACATGCGCAGCCGGATATGCCACGGCGTCCGTCGCCCGAACTCCTGCCGCGTGTTGTCGTCCAGCCGGAACACGCCCGGCCGCAGCCACTTGCCTTTCGCACCGGGGATCATTGGCGGAAGTCCTTCTCGGGGATGCACACCATGGTCATGCCTTCCCGGCGTGCGAACTCGCGGTACTCGTCCAGCCGACGCAGGCACACCGCCTGGCTGGGGTGCGTCTGCGTGATGTGCAGGCCGGGCTCGGCGGCCCAGGTCATCAGCAGCAGATAGGCGACAATCATGCGCCACGCTTCGCCATATTTAGCCAGTGGTCCCGGACGTGCTGGGGCAGCTCGTTCCAGGGAAGCAGTTCCATCCCAGCACTCATGGCCTGCGCCTCGAACATCGCCTTTGCGCGCAGCACCGTATCCTGATCAGAATGCGCAGACGTATCGGTCAGCGCTTCGGTCAGCATGCGCCGCGCCGTCGCGCCGGTCGTCTCGGGGATGTACTTGAAGGCGTGGCGCACCGCGGCCACCAGCTTGGCCTTTGCGTGCACCGCCGGGATGTACTTCGCCAGCACCGCCTCGGGGATCGCCGCGGTGAAGCGCTCGGCCACGTCGTCGAGTTCCAGCGGCGTGATGACCACGGTGTGCTGCACGTCGTCGGTGCACATCATGACGAACGGCGCGTGATCCGGCATGTAGCGCTTCACCTGCTCGAAGGCGCGCATGATGATCGCCTGCACCGCCTCCTGCTTCTCGGCGGGCGTCAGGTCGGTCGGGTGCATCAGCGGCAGCAAGTGCGGTGGCATGCGCCCCTGCAACTGCTCGGGGGTGCGCTCGACGCCAGCCGGCAGCGGCGTGGCGGCGCCCAGCAGAAAACGGGTATCGTCGGTCATCTTTGCCTCTTGGCTAGGGTGGTGACGAACTCGGGTCTATCAGGCGTCTCGCCACGGGTCAAGTGGAATGCGCCGCGCCGAGAAGTGGTTGGTACATAAGGCCGCGCAGGCTAACGCGGTACAAAATGTACAGATTGAGCATGGCGTGACAGGTGGTGCTCTGTACGTTTTGTGCAGCCGGGACCGCGCGAGTTCAGAAAAAGGTGTGCATTTTGTACAGGTAGCACATTCAGGGGGTGGGGTGGACGTTCCGTCCATGTCGGTACTGGCTGTAAAAATAATACAATTTGCCGAGATGGGGTCTGTAGGGGCGCGGCGGCCGGGTGCGGCGAACCCCCACCCCCGCCTGTTCGGGCTCGAAGGGGGAGGGGGTGCAGCCCCGCGGGCGGCCAGGCGCTTGCGCTCGCGCCCTGCATCGTGCAAAGTGAGTGATATCAGGCGCCTAGATGCGATGTGTACGAAAGTCGCATAACAGACATTATGTCAACATGCCTGCTAACCCACTGATATTGCTGGTCGTGCTCATGCCATTTAGGACAAGATGTGCAGGTGCACAGCCGCGGATCGGCCGCCGCGACGTGGTTGTGTGCATTATGTCCTAGGTGTGCAGGGTGCGCGCCCGACGTGGCACAGCACGTTGCGCCCCTTAACGTGAGCCCGTGCCAGATGTGCGCTGCGGCTCAATGCACATACCCTGTGAGGGCGGTTAGGCCATCACGTGCCATCATGTGACAGTGTGCGCCATCACGCTCCTGTACAGCCCGTAGTGGCCTATCTGTGCAGCATCCACATTCTGCACAGCCAGCAATCAGCACACTACGGCTTGAAGGGCGGGGCTAGCGAAGCGACCAGCCCCGACCCGTCTAGCCCATAGGGTTGTGATAGCGGCCACCATCCTTGCTATTTGCCCTAATAGCCCTGTAATCACTCTACTCCCCTATCTCCCTTCGGGATCAGGGATAGAGAATACAGGTTGTGTTAAGGAGATAGAGCGATGGTAGAGCACTGGCAGGTAGATGGCGACTTGCTGCTTACGGAATACGGCCACGATGCGCGTGCAGTCCTGGCCACCGCTATGACGCTTGCCCTGATCCACGGTGCGGCGCCCGGCGATTGCATCCGTGTCAACCTGTCAGACACACAGGTAGCGTGGTGCAGGACGTTCAGCACTGGCTGGTCGTGCGTCGCACTGGCACCACGTGACGAACTGCACACGGTGGATGTGGTGGCGCGTGACACGTTCTTCGCGGCAGCATGGCCCAAGCACTGGATCACGGCACGGCGCATCCGCAGTGCAGAGGTGCTGGCGCGTGACATCCCGTTCGCAGAGGGCGGCATGTGCTGGGCCAAGCATCCCACAGGGCGCGTGGTGGTGGCGCAGATTGCAGGCACTGATCCGCTGTGCGTGCAGCTGACGCGCCATGCCGAGCCCGTGCTGGCCAGTGAAACGGCGCTTTCGTGGCGCACACTGCAATACAACGTGGAAGGCTGGCGCATGGAGTGGATGGACGGCCGCCATCACATCCACAATTTCAAGCTAGGCGCCATGCGTGCAGGCTTGCGGCTCAAACGCGCGGCCACCAAGACGGCCAAGGTGGAGGACACGCGCACACCTGCCGAGAAGGCTGCAGCCAAGGCAGAACGCACGCGCAAGTGGCTTGAAGCGCTGAACGCTGGCAAGGCGCGCAAGAAGGCTGAACGCGAAGCAGGGCTAGCTGCCGCCAAGGCGGAAGCCGGGAAAATCAGGCAGGGAGGATAAATCTGTACGTTTTGTGCAGATTGCTGTTGACCACGGTTTTTCCACAGGCTAGGTATGGGCTACGCCAGCGACGGCGCCACACGAAAGGGTTTACAAAATGTCCGCACCGATCCTCGCAGTCCCGCACCTCATGGCCCTGATCGTCGAGACACACGGCAGCCAGGCCATTTATCCCAGCCATGGCGAGTTCTGTGTGATCACGGTGCGGGACGGCGGCATGGTGCAGGGCACGAGCCGCTACGTGCGCACCCTGACGGGCGCCCGCCGTATCGCGAAGAAGGATGCAGGGCTGTGATCAGCTATCGGAAAGTGGGCGGCCTGGTTTTCGTGCGCATCGGTAGCTTCCAGTTCAGCTATTGCCGCACGAGCAAGCCGCACCGCGTGGTTGACTGCGCCATTGGCGGCAGCCGCCTCTATGACTTCGCAATCAATTCCTAATATTCACCTAGTAACGCAAGGAACAGACACCATGGCTCACAATGTAACTCGGCACCTTGGCATTCTTCGCATTGAAGGCCGCCTGCCCAGCAGCAACAACGGCAACCCTCGCTATTCGCTCTATGTTGCTGGTTTCCGCTGCCGCACGTCGGTAGATAGCAGCCTGGCTTATTCTGTGCCGAACCACGATGGCAAGCAGGTGGAAGCTACTATCGGCACCCACTACGGCGTTCCCACGCTGCTTTCTGTCAAGGCAGTCTGACACCCACGTCAGCGGCACGCTACGGTGTGCCGCTTGGTGGATGCCAGCCATAGGAGCGCAGCATGTACAGCAATCGCCTAGAACGCCACGGTAGCCCCGTGCAGTGGGTTGGCCGCTTCACCACCATAGAAGCGGCGGGCGCAGCTGCACGCCGCCTGTGCAAGCACCCTGCTAGCGATCTGGTCGAAACGTGGTGGGGTCGTGATCAGGGTGCCGATGGCTTCCGTGGCACCACGAAAATCGCGGTACGCTTCGCAGAGGACTACCGGAAATAATCTGCACAAATCGTACAGATTGCTGTTGACCACGGTTTATCCACACGCTACCTTCCTAATCACGCCAGGCAGACAGGCTGCCAGGCACACAGACAAGGGTTTACAAAATGACCAACATTTACGATCAGCACCGCGCCGCCTTCGCCAATGTCTCGGCCTATGTGATCCTCGACGGTGCCGAACTGGTGGCTAAGGTGGCCATCAAGTTCCCTCGCGACGGTGCCAGCCGCGACTACGCCTATGTGCACTTCATGGGCGAGCCGATGGTGCGCGGCTTCGCTGGTGGTGGTGGCTATGACAAGCGCAGCGCCGCTTGCGCGGATGCCGCTTGCAAACTGCCGCTGCACCTGTCCAATGCAAGCTACCCGGACGGCACGCCGCACTATACCGAGGCGCAGAAAGAGCGTTTCGCCGCCTTCCGCAATCTCATGACCGCAGATGACGGCCACACGTGGGATCGCCGCCTGGCTGACTTTGGCTTCACTGTCATTCAGGCCGTCTGACATCTAGACGCCCGGCGCTACGGTGCCGGGCTTGATAGATGCCAGCATGTTGCACGCATCAAGCACAAGGATTGCGCCATGTCCGCTCTTACCATCACGACCAATAACCAGCCGCGTGATATCGTTTACTGGTGGCAGCTTACGGCCAAGGAACAGGCCGAATTTGATTGGCTGGACACGGCGGACAAGCAGGAAGCGGCTAGCTTTGTGCGATATCGCGGCGAGGTTTACGCCACGGGTGAGTTTAGCACCCTGCGCAACACAGGGACGCCCGAGTTCAAGACTTGGGATGGCTACCATGGCGACAGCTACTTTTCCGGCGTCGTGCTGCGCTACACTCGCGACCATGAACGGGTGATCATGGGCACATACTGCTGCTGACATCTAGACGCCCGGCGCTACGGTGCCGGGCTTGGTAGATGCCAGCAACCCGCTAGCGTCCCGCAAGGATCAGGACCATGCATGCAGTGATCATTGAGCAAGGCCATGGATACACTATAGCTTCGCATGGCAACGGCACCGCTTACGCCATTGTTCGGGAGCGCGATGCCGCAGAGTTCTTTGTGCAGGGTGATGACGCTACCGCCCTTCGCGCTGAGTATGACGAACTGAAAGAGGACGCCGGCCAGCCCAACACGCGCGCTTCGCGCTTCACTTGGCGCGAGACGCTGGACACGATGCTGGGCGCCTACTTTGACTGACAGCCTGCCATGGCCGTTCCTCGCGGCCGTCACCCTCGCACTGTCAGCCGCTGGCTGGCTTCCCGCCTTCCTTGTTTGGAGCATGTGACCGTGGCAACCATGAAACAGGTAAACGACGCCCGCGCCGTGTGGAGCGCAGCGTGCGATGCAGTCTATGCGCTGGCGCTGCCGCGTACCGACGTGAAGTTCCGCGATTGCTTGGCGCTGTGCCCGGACACCGCTCGCACCTATGAAGCGGCACGGGCAGCGCTGGACGCCATGGAAGCTAGTGCCATTGCGGAAGGGCGGGCGTGGCGCAGCGCTGCGGGGCTTTCGTGGTATCACCCCAACGGCCGCAAGCTGGCCATGGGACGGCGCGCATGATCCGCACCATTCACTTCCTGCCCCATGGCAGGACGCGCATAGAGCGCAGCACCTGGCACCGCGTGACCGGGTGGACCGCTCGCCAGGCTGCTAGGCTGGAACGCCTACTAGACCGCCTTTGGTAGCGTCCGCATCGGCCCTAACCGACCAGTAGCCCCGGCACCCCGCCGGGGCTTTTTGCGTTTCAGGCCCGGTAAATCCGACCCTAGGTCGTGCCGTCCTGGCCGTAATGGATCATGGGCGTCTGGCATTTGATGTGTTGCTTTACGAAACGTCCAGGTGTACGTTCTGTGCAGATGAACAGAAAGTACAGGTTATGGAACAGGTCACGATCACGATCACCACCAGCACCGACAAAATGCGCAGCCAGCCTGCCGAGCAGATCGCGCAGGCCCTGCACAGCGTGGCGCACCGCGTGCTGGTGCACGGCTGGCCGCCCGAAGGCCACGGCGGCATGGTGGTGACGCCCATTTACGACACCAAGGGCGAGCGCTGCGGCGAGATGATCGTGGCGCCCGTCCCGGCCAGCCGCGCATGACCCGCCGCGTCCGTCCCAGCGTGGACCCCCGGCCGCCCGAGGACGAGCGCGCAGCACCTGGCGAGCGCATCGCACAGATCACCTTTCCGAGCGGCCGCACGGTGCTCGTTTCCGCGCGCATTCGGGATGACGGCGCCGAGGAAGTCGTGCTATTTGAAGCCAGCCGCGGCGTCCGCACCTACTGCGAGACGCGCATCAAGAACCTCACGGCGCGGCGCAACCGCGAGAAGGCAGCAGCATGACGACCCTTGAATGGTTTCTGACAGTCTGCGGGATGTCGGCCGTTGGCGCCCTCGTATTCACCGGGATGGGCTATCTCATTGTCTGGATCACGGGCACCGACAGCTACGACGGGCACGACTGACAGCCGCCTAGGGGGCCGGTAGCGCGACCCCCGAACGGCTGCCAGTTCCGGCACCGAACACGGAGTGCACCATGACCATCACGACCATGAAGGAAGCCCGCGAGCGCTGTGCGCAGTTGGGCATCACGCCGGCCCGCAGCCTGGCCGAGACGCTGGCGCGCATCGAGAACGCCGAGAAGTTCGCGCACGTAGGCGCCACGCTGCAGCAGGCAGAAGCGACCGACAGCGCGTATCACGCCGAGGACGCCGCTTTCTACGAGGGCACCGAGCACGTGCCCGAGCCCATTGCCGCTATGGCCGCGGTGATGGACGAGATGCCGCAGATCGAGCGCGCGGTGGCGGCGGCCCCGGAACTTGGCCTGCCGTATGGTGGCACTGTCGGCAAGATGGCCATTGAGGGCGCGTGGCTGTCGGATAGGGCTGCGCGCAAGCAGCCCGCGCGCAGCCCGGCCAGTGTCAGCGCCGACCAGCAGCGCCGGCTGCGGCGCAAGCAGATGCGCAAGGCCACGCAGCGCGCCCAGCGCCGCCACGCATGACCCTGCCTGCGCAATGCGCGGCGACTGCACAGGCCGATGGCGGGTTTCGCTGTCGGCCGTGCGGCACCGCGTGGGACCGGGACGACGATCCGCCGCCCTGCCCCAAAGACCCCGACGTGCAGCTTGGCCCCTGTGGCAAGGAATGCGCGAAGTGCCCCATCAACACGGAGTGCAAGCCATGAGCCTGACATCCCGCATGCAGAACTGGCTGGAAGTGAACCGCACCTGGCTGCCCGAGGCGGCCACGGACGACATGGAGGACATGCTGGTCGAGGTGGCCACCATGGAACTCGGCAAGGACGGCGCGATGGCGCACTTCGCCAAATCGTGCGTGGTGGAGGGGCAGAACGTGCTGCCCTTCGTGCCGCCGGGTAGCGCACCGTGACCCGCGCCTTTGAGTGGATGCCCGCGCAGGTTCCGCCGGACACCAACCGTCAGGTGTTTGTGTATGCGCCTGAATATGTGAACTATATGCGCGAATTTCCGCGTGAAACTTGTGTAGCTTGCTACGACATCACAAAGTCCGAAACGGGCGCGTGCTGGTTTGACAGTAGCAACTACCATCCGCTGGCTAAAAACGTAACCATGTGGGCCGAGATACCGTGGCCAGACGACGTGGACGTGATGCGGCATTTTAGACAGTTCAACCCATACGAGCCTTGACCGCTAGGCCCTTCGGGGCCTACGGTTAAATTCTTAACAACCCTCTTTTGGAGCAACATCCATGATCGACATGGACATCCCGGCGCCGCTGCCGGAACACGCCGTAACGCAGGTGATGCGCAACGCCGAAGCGCGCATGGCGGACGGCAGCAACGCGCAGGTGGTGCTGGTCGACGCCGTGCTGGAATACGCGGCCGATCAGAAGGTGTTCGATCTGCTGCCGCTCGTCGAGGGCGACATGAAGCTGCAGACGATGATCCTGGGCATCGAGAACGGCGTGGTCGTCAAGGTGCTGACCGACCTGGCGCCCGAGGTGCTGGACAAGCTGGACGTGTCCAAGCTGGACATCGTGGTCAAGGATGAGACGACGGGCGTGCTCGATGCGCGCGAAACCTGCATGAACGTGATGTTCGCCGCGCTGGCGAAGCGTCACAAGCCCATCGGCGCCAACCGCGGCAAGTGGCTGTCCAAGATGGGGTTCGCGAAGTCGCACACCGACGCGCTGTCGCCCAGCACCATGACGCCGCCGACCGACGTGGACAGCCCGCCGCCCCCGACGCCCGAGCAGCTGTTGGTCGGGCATCCTGACGAGCCCGCGGAAGCCGCAGTTCTGCCCCCGCCGGGTGTTCTGTCGCCCCCGCCGGGCGTCCTGCCGCCCCCGCCGCCTGTCCTGGCCCCGCCGCCCGCCGTGCTGCCGCCCCCGCCTGTCGCGCAGCCGCCGGCACCGCCCTTCGAGCACACCGTGGCCCCCGAGGGCTCGGTGCCGGCCGCGCCTGCCGATGTCAGCGGGCCGGTCACGCCCGGCGTGATCCGCATGGCCTTCCTGACGTTCCGCGACGCCCTGAGCCTTAAGGACGACGAACTGGCCGAGATGATGGGCATCTCGCGCACCACGCTGTCCAACATGATGACGGGCAAGACGGCCAAGCCGAAGTGCGATTTCCACCAGTCGCGCAAGATGCTGGCGGACATCGACATCCGCATCTCGAAGCTGCGGCAGGCGGCCGAGGTGTTCGCCGCGATCAAGCTGTGACATCGCCTATCGTGGTCGGTGTGGACCCCGGCGGGAAGGGCGCGTTCGCGCTCTACCGTCCGGGCTTCTACGCGCCGCCCGCGCCTCCGGGCATGAAGCGGGCGGCAGCGCCGCAGCTGATGCTGTGGGACATGCCGACCAAGAAGGTGCAAGTGAGCAGGAACACGGAAAAGACCGTGGTCGATCTGTTCGCACTGCACGCCTTGGCGCAACTGCTGGTGGGCACGATGGGCGCGCAGCGCGTGATCATCGAGAAGGTGGGCGGCATGCCAGGCCAGGGCAGCGGCTTCACCTTCGGCTGGAACACCGGCATCGTGCACATGGCGTTCATCGCCGCGGGCATCGAGCCCGAGACGCTGGCGCCGACGCGGTGGAAAAACGAGATGAAGCTGGACAAGGACAAGAACAAGTCCGTGTTCATGGCGGACGAGTTGTTCCCGGCGCACGTTGCGGAGTTCAGGGCGCCCAACAAGGCCAAGAAGGGCGCTTTCGTGGTCAGGAAGGATCGCGCCGAGGCGGCGCTGATCGCATATTGGGGCGCTACGCATCCATGACGCTGGAAGTATTCCCGTATCAGGACGAGGGCGCGCGGTTCCTGGCATCGCGCGCCCGCGCTGGCCTGCTGGACAAGCCCGGCGTGGGCAAGACGGCGCAGGTGGTGCGCGCCATGGACTACGTGGGCGCCCGCCGCGGCTGGATCACCTGTCCGGCCGTGGCCCGCGAGCACTGGCGCGGCGAGTTCAGCAAGTTCGGCCGCATCCGGCGCAAGGTGTGCAAGGGCGAAACCATGCACGACTTCGTGGCGTGGGCGCACGGGCACTTCGATGTCATGGTCACGTCCTACGACATGGCGGCGCGCTGGTCCACGCATCTGCATGAACGCTGCGAGGTGCTGGACAGCATGGCTATCGACGAGGCGCACTATCTGAAAAACGACCTGACGCGCCGCTCGATCAGCCTGTTGGGGCCAGGTGCTGACGGCGCGCACGGCGCGGTGCAGTGGGCCAAGCAAGGCTGGTGGCTGACGGGCACCCCGGTGCCCAACGACCCCATCGACATCTACACCTTCTTGCGCTTCACGGGCGCAATGCCGCTGGAAAAGAAGCCGTTTTCGGAACGCTACTTCACCAGCCGCTCGACGACCTACGGTAGCGTGCAGCGTGCACGCCCCGAGATGACGGACGAACTGCGCACGCTGATCGCGAACAACAGCCTGTGCCGGACGGTCGAAGATACCGGCGTGTTCCTGCCGCCAATCTTCCTGACCACCTATCTGGTGGACGGTAGCACGGCCGAGGTGCGCCAGTTGCTGCGCGAACATCCGGGGCTCGACGAAGCGATCATCAAGGCGCTGGACAGCGACAAGGGGGTGGCGGGCCTGACGGCTGCACATGTCGCCACGCTGCGCCGGCTGCTGGGCGAGGCGAAGGCCGTCCCGTACTCCGCGCTGCTGCTGGGCGAGTTGGAAAGCGGCCTGGACAAGATGGTGGTGTTCGCGCACCACAAGACGGCCTTGAAGATCGTGCGGGACTACTTGGCCAAGCACAACATCCGCTGCGGCGTGATCGACGGCAGCACGCCCGAGAAAGAGCGCGTCGCCATCGTGCAGGCGTTCCAGTCCGACCCGACATTCCGGGTGGTGCTGGCCAACATCCGCGCCGCTGGCACCGCGCTGACGCTGACGGCCGCCTGCAACATCGACATGCTTGAAAGCGATTGGGCGCCCGCGGCGAACTACCAAGCCATCAAGCGGGTACACAGATTGACGCAGACGCGCAAGGTGCGCGCCCGCATGATCACCCTGGCCAACAGTTTCGACGTGGATGTCAACCGCGTCGTGGCCATGAAAACAGCGGCCGTTGGCGAACTCGACATCGCCAGCAGCCAGTCCGACACCCTATCCATGGAGCACATGTTGTCGTGACGATTGAGCAGCAGCTTGCACTTCTTTCACAGGCGGGATGGGAAGCATGGCACATCGGCCGCAGCTTCGTGCGGGGCGAGTGGTCCGTGCGCATCATCAACCCCGAGGCCCACCGCTGGACCAACGGGAAGCCGGGTGACAGCATGCACGACCGGCCCGACGTGTCCCGGTCGATGCAAGGCGATACCCTGCAGCACGCGCTGCAGCAGCTGATCGACGATTTGGACCTGCAGCCGGTGCAGAGAAAAATCGCACCGCCTGCCGTTCCGGCCATTGACCTAGCCGCGCTGCTTCGATAAGTTTTTAACGCGACCAAGACCTAACCCCCAATTTTCTTTGGAGCGATCCATGCCCAACACCTTCACCATCACGACCGACGACGCCGATCTGCACGCCAAGCTGCTGGCCGTGGTCAACGGCGGCGCCGCCCCGGCCGCTGCCATGACCGCCGCGAGCCCCGCCCTGGCCGCGCCGACCACGACCGCCCCTGCCCCGATGGCCGCGCCCGCTGCCCCGGTGCCGCCCGCTGCCCCTGCCGCGGCCCCCGCGCCGGCCGCCCCCGCTGTCGCGCACGGCCCGGCGCCCGCCGGCTGGACGCAGGAGCACATCGTGTCCGCGCTCGGTGCGCTCGGCGCCAACGCTGCCAAGGGCGGCCCGGCCGCGGTGCAGAAGCTGCTGCAGGAATACGGCGCCACCAGCGTGTCCGGCCTGAACCCGGCGCAGTGGCCGGAGATTTACGCCAAGGCGACGGCGTAAGGCTTCCGACGATGGCCCCGAACCACGATCAGCGGCAGCACGCCAAGTACAGCAGCAGCCGCATCCATCGGGTTCGGGGCTGTCCCGGCTACGTCGCGTTCTCGGCGGGCGTTCCGTCCGTCGAGAACGCTGCGGCGCTAGAAGGCACACAGGCCCACCAGTTTCTTGAACTGGCCCTGATGGGCATCAGCGTGAAAGCAGATTGCACACCCGAGATGTGGCGAGCCATTGAGGTGGTGCTGGACTACGTGGAAAGCGTGGCCATCACGCACCCCGGCCGGCTTGTGGTAATGCCCGAGGAGCCTGTCACCTTTCCGCAGTCGATCGTACCCGCGGACCAGTGCGGCGGCATCGGTGACATCTTGATGTATGACGCCAGCGAGCAGGAAGGGTGGTCCGTTGACTTCAAGTACGGCCACCTGTTCGTCAGCGAGAAGCGCAACCCGCAGACGCTGTTCAACGCGGTTGGCAAGTGGTGGCACACCCCGATCAAGCGGCTGCACCTCGTCGTCATCCAGCCCAACTGCTACCAGGGCGACGCCGTGCGCACCGACACCGTTGGGCCGGTCGAGATGGCCGAGTTCCAGATGGAGGTAGAGGCGGCCATCCGTGCCGCCGAGCAGCCCGACGCGCCGCTGGTGGCGGGGCCGCACTGCCGCTGGTGCGAGCGCGAACTGACGTGTCCGGTGCGTGAGCAGCGCGCCCTGGCCGTCGTGGACCCCATGCTGACCAAGGTGCAGCAACTGGACGACCTGGCGCTGCCGGCGCCGCATGAGATACCGGCTGACAAGCTAGCCTACATCCTGCGCCACGCGGACGAACTGCGCACCTTCCTGTCGGCGGCCGAGAAGCACGCGCTGACCCTGGCGCTGTCCGGGCTAACCGTGCCGGATCACAAGCTGGTCGAGGCGACAGCCCGCCGGCAGTTCCCGGACGCCGTGGCGCCCACCGCGGCTCGCCTGTCGGCGCTGACGCAGGGCGCCATCGAGCCCACCGAGTTCACCGAGGTCGTGCTGAAAGGCGTGACCAAGGTTGAGGCTATCCTGGCCGAGCACGCTGCCCTGCACGCCCCGAAGGGCTCGCAGCGTCAGGCGGTTCGGGATATGAAAGAGCGGCTGGCGTTCCTCACTCCGCGCCAGTCGAGCGGCAACCTGACCCTCGCGCATATCAGCGACAGCAGGCCCGCCGCACTGACCAAGGTTGCCGCCGGCTTTGCTGGCGTCAGCATCCCGCTCCCACCCGCACCGTAGGATACGACTGTGGCAAACCCCATCATGCGCTATTTTGGCTTCATGCACCTGCCGCAAAATTCGCTGGGCCGCACCAGCGAGCACGTTCACGACCTGGCGGCCTACATGGACGAAACGCTGCCGGACGGCCCTGAGAAGTCCGCCGGACTGCGCAAGCTGCTCGAAGCCAAGGATTGCTTCGTGCGCGCCGCGCTCGACATCAAGGAAGGCTGAACCACCATGCCCATGAACCAGTCTCGCCTGCCCGACGATTGGGTGGCCCGCGCCATCGCTTCGTCGCCCTTCGTCAAGCTGTCCGATAAGAACTATCGGACCTGCCCCGGCCGCCTGTCGTTCGTCCACGCAGTCAATCCGATCACGCAGGACGCCAACGGCGTGCAGCTGGCCACGCCTAAGTACGAAGTCACCTGGCTCGGCCCGCCGGGCAGCAACGAGCAGATCGACGCCGTGCTGTGGCCCGACGTGTACGCCACCTGCAAGGCCCGCTGGCCGGCGCGCGTGCAGGCGAACGGCCAGATGCTTGGCCTGCACCTGCCCTGGCGCGATCAGGGCGAGCGCATCAACCGTAAGACCGGGCAACTGTACGGCGGCATGAACCCCGGCCTGCGCTCGATCAAGATGAGCACCGAGTACAAGCCGCAGGTGGTCGATCATCTCGGCAACCCCGTGGTGGACCCGAAGCGCATCTATGCCGGCGTGTGGGCTGTGCTGCTGTTCAACACCTACGACTACGACAACAAGCAGTCGGGTGTCGGCGCGGGGCTCAACGGCATCATGCTGGTGGCGGACGACACGACGCTGGAAGGCGGCGGGCCGGACATGAAGGCGGCGTTCAGCGGCGTGCAGGTGGAAGCCCGCTTCGACGCCGCGGCCAGCTTCGGTGCAGCCCCGCCGCCCGGCGTGCCCGGTGCGCCGCCCCCGCCGCCGGGTGCTGCCTTCCTGCCGACGCCGCAGACGGTGCGCAACCCGCCCCCGCCGGTTCCGGGCCAGGCTGTGCTGCCGCCGCCCGGTGCGCCGGCCGCGCCCGCCGCCTTCGACATGGCGAGCCTGCTGTCGTGAGGCGGCCCCTGCCTGGACACGTGGCGCTGGCGCTATGGATCGGGGTGGGTGTGTTGGCTTGGTTGGGCGTCATCTCACTCGCACACTGGATTGGCTGACGATGCTGATTGCGCACCTCGACTTCGAGACTGCTTCGCCTGTCGAGTTGCGCACCAGCGGCGTGTACAAGCAGATGGAGCACCCCGGCACCCGCGTGTGGGGCTTCCGCTACTTCATCGGTCCCAAGGGCGGCATCGTCCCGGCCAAGGAACTGATGAAGCAGTGGCGGCCGGGCTGGGCGGACCCTGTGGACTTGCTGCAGCACATCGCAGCCGGCGGCATGGTCGTAGCGCACAACGCCGCCTTCGAGCGCACCGTGTGGAACTGGCTGCTGCGCTGGCGCTACGGCCTGCGCCACTGGCCGGTCCTGCCTGTCGAGCAGATGGACTGCACCATGGCGCGCTGCGCCGCCCTTGCTATTCCCGCCAGCCTGGAAATTGGCGCCATCGTTCTCGGTGCGAAAGCCGAGAAGGACATGGAGGGCAACGCGGTGATGAAGAAGATGATGCGTCCGCGCACCCGCGCGCTGTGCGTGCCGTGCGGTGGCACCGGCCGCACCGTGCGTCAGGATGGCGAGACGCAGACGTGCCTGCACTGCGACGGCGCGGGCGAGACGTACACGTGGTGGGACGCGCCCGAGTTGATCGAGCGCAACATGCTGTACTGCGGCCAGGACGTGGTGACGGAAGGCGAGATTGACACGCTGGTGCAAGACCTGTCGCCGCGCGAGCGCCAGGTGTGGATGCACGACCAGCAGGTGAACGACCGCGGCGTGCTGCTGGACATCCCGACCATCAAGCGCGCCATCAAGCTGCGCGACTACGCGAAGCTGCGGCTGAACAAGCAGATGAAGGAACTGACCGGCGGCGCGGTTGAGAAGTATTCGCAGACGAAGCGCCTTGTAGGCTGGATCAACAGTCTCGGCATCGCCTGCACCAGCGTCGCCAAGGACAAGCAGGCCGAGGTGCTGGCCGATGCGGACGAGGAACTTGGCGAGGACATCGAGTTCACCAGCGGCGAAAGCAAGCTGCCGCACGTCGTCAGCCGCGCCATGGAAGTGCGGCGCCTCGCGAACAAGACCAGCACCGCCAAGTTCACCGCCATGCTGTCGGCGGCCTGCAGCGATGGCCGCGCACGTGGGCTGATCAGTTACCACGGCACCAGCACCGGCCGGTACGCAGGCCGCTTGATCCAGCCGCACAACCTGTACCGCATTGACTACGAGCGGGACGGCAGCAGCATCAAGCACACAGTGGACATCCTGCTGCAGCACGCAGACCCCAGCGACGCCTTCTTCATGATGGAGGTGCTGGTGGGGCACCCCATGGAGATGCTGGCCAAGGCACTGCGCACCATGTTCATCGCGGCGCCGGGCAACAAGCTGGTGGGCGCGGACCTATCGAACATCGAAGGCCGCCTGGCTGCGTGGCTGGCTGGCGAGGACTGGAAGCTGGAAGCCTTTCGCGCCTACGACAGCGGTACGGGCGCCGATCTTTACAACATCTCCTATGCGCGGTCGTTCGGCATCGACGTGAAGGCCGTGACGAAGGCGATGCGCCAGTTGGGCAAGGTGCAGGAGCTGTCGCTGGGCTACCAGGGCAGCGTCGGCGCCTTCCTGAACATGGGTAAAAACTACGGCTTGAAGCCTGCCGAACTGGTCGAGCCCGTGCGCGCCGCCACATCGCCGGACGAGTGGCAGGAGATGATGCTGCGCTATGCCGGCGCCCGCGATAAGCACGGGCTGCCCCAGGACCAGTGGGTGGCGGTGAAGATCATCGTCGGCGGCTGGCGTGGCGCGCATCCGCTGATCACGCAAAGCTGGTGGGATCTGCAGGACGCCGCTGTGGAGGCTGTCAGCGAGCCCGGCCGCGTCGTGCATGTGCTCGACGGCAAGGCGGCCTACCTAGCGTCCGGCGGCTTCCTGTGGTGCCAGTTGCCCAGCGGCCGGGTGCTGGCCTACTGCCGCCCGCGCGTGGCCTACGAGATCACCGCGAGCATCGTCTATGATGACGGCCGCGCTGCCTTCGTGATCGAGGACTACCGGGACAGCGACAAGGATCACTGGACGGTGCAGGGCCAGATCACGGGCGGCAAGCTAAAGATCAAGACGCGTAAAAAAGTTATGTACGAAGGCTACGAAGGCGATAAGAAGCGTTGGGGCGTGTTCAGCCTCTATGGGGGCATGCAGTTCAACCACATCGACCAGGGCTCGGCCCGCGACGTGCTGGTGGACGCCATGTTCCGAGTGGAGGACGCCGGCTATCCGGTGGTGCTGCACGTGCACGACGAAGCTGTCAGCGAGGTGGGCCACAACTTCGGTTCCGCTGCTGAGTACGAAACGCTGATCGCCACCAACCCTGCTTGGCTGCCGGGCGCACCGCTCGCGTCGAAGGGCTGGGAAGGGCCGCGGTACGGGAAATGACCATGGACGAGACAACGATGACCCCGATGCAGCGGAAGCTGTTCAGCCACCTTCGCAGCGGCCGGGACGTGACGATCAGCAAGCTGCACCACGCGCTGTACGGGACCAGCACGGTCACGCCGACCCGGCAGCAGCAGCAGTTGGGGCCGCACATCGGCCGCCTGAACGCCCGCCTGGAACCGCAGGGCTTCCGTGTGCGTCCCGGCGTGGCGCGCGGCTCGTACCGCTTGTACCCGATCCAGGCACCGGCAGCCTGATCCAGCATGAGCAAGGTCGAGGCGGCCGTTGATTGGGCACGCCGCGGCTTCCGTGTGTTCCCCTGCATGCCGGACGAACCCGGCCAGGAGGGTAACGGGAAGCGCGCCAAGCGTCCTGCGTGGGAAGGCTGGACCGAGTGGGCCAGCACGGATGAAGCAACGATCCGGGGGTGGTGGGGGCACCATGAGTTCAACGTCGGTGTGCTGACCGACAACCTTGTGGTCGTTGATATCGACAACAAGGAAGGCAAGGACGGCATCGGTTCCTGGCTGTCGCTGCACGGTGCATTCGACACGCTGACCGTGCGCAGCCCGTCCGGCGGCATGCACCTCTACTACACGGGCGCCAACGTCGCGATCAATCAGGGCGCGCTGGGCACCGGGCTCGACGTGCGCAGCCACCACGGCTACGTCATGGCGCCCGGCAGCACCATCAACGGTGTGGCCTACGAGGTGGTGCAGGACACCCCGATGGCGCAGGTGCCGGCCGAGGTGGTCGCCCGCTGCAAGCCGCCGGGCGAGCGCGCCGCCAACGCCGACCAGGCGCTGGTCGAGGTGGACGATCCGCGGGCGGTCGCCATGGCGGTGCAGGCCATCGCCGCGGCCGAGCCCGGTTTGGCTGGCGAACAGTCGGAAGCGGCCTACAAGCTGGCCTGCCGGGTGCGCGACTTCGGCGTCAGCGAGCCCATGGCGTGCAGCCTGATGGCGCAGTGGGGCCTGCGGTGCATGCCGCCCGTGATCGGTGACGACCTGAACGTGCGCGTCGCCAACGCCTATCTGTATGCACAGAACCCGGTGGGGCAAAAGCACCCCGATGTGCTGTTCGGTGGGGTGGTCGTGCCGCCCGTACCGGAACTGCTGCCCACGCCGGCCGCGTCGGTCGCGATGGAGACGGGCGCCTTCGTGTTCGGCAACGCCAAGCTGGGCACCGAGATGCGGGCGCGGCCGTGGGTGCTGCGCCGCCTTCTGTTGCGGGGCGAGATTACCACGCTGATCGCACCGGGCGGCGTCGGCAAGTCTCTGGTGCAGCTGCTGATCGCTGCGCACCTGGCGCAAGGCATCGACATGTTCGAGTTCCAGAACCAAGTGAAGGCGCCGGTCAAGTCGGTGATCTACAACGCCGAGGACAGCCTGGACGAGATGTCAATGCGCCTGCAGGCCATCTGCCTGGCGCTGAACTTCGACTACATGGTGGTGCGCGAGCGCATCGCGCTGGTGTCGGGCAAGACGCATCTGCGGCTGCGGCTGGTGAAAGGCGGCGCCGAGCCCTGCATCGACATCGAGAACATGACGCTGCTGCGGGCCGCCGCGATGGACCCGGATGTGGGGCTGATCGGGCTAGATCCCATCAACAAGCTGCACACCGCGAACGGCAACGACAACGTGCAGATGACCTACGTGATGGAACAGTTGGAGATGCTGGCCGAGCAGACGAACTGCGCGCTGCTGCTGTCGCATCACACCAGCAAGCCCAGCAACGGGGCGCCGCAGATGGCCGGCAATGCCGACACCTCGCAGGGCGCCGCGGCCGTGGTGAACTCGTCGCGCATCGTGCTGACGCTGACCGCGCCGAGCGATGACGACGCCAGCCGGTACGCGCTGCAGGGTGACGAGCGCAAGATGTACCTGCGGCTCGATGATGCGAAGAACAACCGCAGCCTCGTCAGCGACAGCACGACCTGGCTGCGCAAGGTGCCGGTGCGGCTGATGCTGGGCGAAGGCGACACGGAGGAAGTGGCGGGCCTGGACCGGGCGGACATGCACGCACGCACCGAGCACGCACGCCAGAACATGGCGCGGCTGCTGGGCGCGGTGCTGATCCATCAGAAGGGCCAGGGGGCGATGTCGCTCAACGAAGCCGCGGCGGCGCTGCGGGCGGCCGACACGCTCTACGACAAGATGAAGGTGGAGATAGTCAAGACCCGCATTCAGTCCCACCTGCAGGCCCCCGTGACGCTGGATACTGGCGCCACGGTGGTCTGCTGGCAGGACACGAAGGGCGGGTGGCTGGTGGGCTTTAGCGAATAGCGCGGCGCAGTGCCGCGACTTCCGCCGACACGGTTGCCACATCGGCCGCAGCGTCGGTGATCTTCTCGACGGCCTTGGTGGTCTGTTCCGGCATGGCGGCCGAGTAGATGCCGAGGATCACGATGGCCGCTTCGATGAACGACTGTATCTCGTCCACCGACATGCCGGTGAAGCCCAGCCGCTCGGGCAGGAAGGACCGCAGGCCGAACAGCACCACCGCCAAGGAGCGGATGGTGCCGGGCTCGCGCAGGCGCTGTGACAGGTAGTTCATGGCGTTCGTCTCGCTTGCTGTTGGGTGGTGACAGCCGGCACATCCATGCCGGTGGGGTCGCTGTTGGGCCGCACGCCGTTGCCCTGCAGGGCGCGGGCGGTCAGGTCGCGCAGCTGCATCAGGCTGTTGCTGGTCGCCTGCTGCCGGCGCTCGTTCAGTTCGCGCTCGCGGTCCTGATCCCGCTGCAGCACCGCGATCTGCGTCTGCATGGTGATCACCGCCTGCGTGGTGGCAGTGGCGTTGGCGACGATGGAGGCGTTGGCGGCGTCGCGCCGGTCGCGCTCGCGGGCTGCGTCCGCCTGCGCCGCCTTGACCGCTTCCGCCAGGCTGATAACAGCCACTTCGATCTTGGTGGCGCTGGCGGCGCTGGCGCGCTCGCTGGCCACATAGGCGGTGCCGAGCCCGATGAACGGCAGCGCTGCCACCACCAGGGCAAAGGTTATCGGACGCTCGCCCATCGCTTCACGCACCTTCTGCAGCCCGCTGGTCGCGGCATCGCCAGAACCCGGCATGTCCATCACCCCTGTAAAGAGCGCGTACAGGCCACCACATCTGGATGGTAGCCTGTACTACGCATATTATCAACTATCTGTGAGACGTGTTCGTTCCGTCGATCACGGACTGCTGATCGGGATGAACCCCACGCTGCCATCTTCAAGCGTGATCTTAAGCGCACGGGTGGGCGTGTTCGGCCCCGAGTTCACGATGGGGCCGCCGAGCAGCAGCGTGCTGTTGCCGCCCTTCGGCCGCAGTTCGAGGTTGATGTCCTGTGCGTCACCGTCGGGGAACACGCGCACCTTGCCGTCGTTGGTGATGTCGATGCCCAGGTGGTTGCCGCCCAGGTGCTGCGTCACACCACGCAGCACGTCGCCCATGCCGTTGCCCAGCAGTACCGCGAAGCCGCCGGCCGCGCGAAGGGTCATGTCGGTGCCGGCCCCGGTGCGCGAGTACGGCGCGATGTACGGCTGGATCGGCGGCGCATCGAACGCCACGGCCACCGTGAACGGATCGCTGTAGCCCTGCCCGCCGTTGGTCATCGTCACGCCGGCCACCTGGCCCGCGTCGTTGATCAGCACCGTGCCTGCGGCGCCCGTGCCGTTGATCGGCTGCGACAGGAACGCTACGCGCGGCGCGTTGGTGGCCTTGTAGAACGCGCCGCCGCTAAGGATCGCGACACCGACGATCTGGCCGTTCGCGATCACCGCTTCGCCGTAGGCGAACAGGCCCTGCCGGTCGGTCATCATGATGCCGTTGATGGCCGTGTAGGGCACGCCGCGGTTCGGCCCGATGGTGACTTCGCCTTCGGCAGCCAGGTTGCGGATCGCCTCGCAGCCCGCGCCGTTCAGGTCGTTGTCGCTGATCAGGATGTTGCGCGCACCCGTCTGGATATAGATCACGTGGCGGCACGTCGCGCCGATGCCGTCACGGCCGCCCAGCTGCGACCCGGTGATGGTCACGTTGCGCGCCGTCGCGTTGATCACGACCGCGCTGTACTTGAACAGCTTGGTGCCGTAGCCCTCGCTTTCCGTACCCTGGCTGCTGAACGACATCGCGGCGCTGCTGATCTTGATGTCGCGACCGGAGATAATCAGCCCCGCCTGGCCGTGTCCGCCGCCGCGCAAGCCTTCGATCTTGAAGCCGTGGCAGTCCGGGTTGATCACCACGCCGTTCGCGTTGCGGGCGTTGTTGGTGTACACCGTGTTCAGGATCACGTCGGACGCACGGTTGAAATAGAAGTTCTCGTTCAGCGAGAAGTCCACGCCCACGTCCTGCCCGTAGATCAGCGCCGGGATGCGACCGCGGGCGAAGTCGTCATCGCTGGCATCGAACACCATGCCCCGGTCCACGCTGAGAACCGCGAAGCCGGTGAACGTCATGCTGTTCATCATGCCCATGCAGCGCAGGCCGACCGTGCCCGGCGTGATGGTGCGGTTGGGCTGCAGCGCACACGTGCCGATGGAGTGCGTGAAGTACACCAGATCGGTGCGCGGCTGCTGGTCAGGCGGCAGGGCCGGGTTGTAGGCGCCGCCGTACACGTCGTAGCAGCACTTCTTGGCATCGACCACCAGCGCCACATTCAGCGTGGTCAGGTTGCACGTGTCGATGAAGAAGCCGGTTCCCGCGCCGATGACCGACACGTGGTCGATCTTGCTGCGGCCGGACCCCAGGATGCCGATGCCGTAGTTCGTCATGACCGCCGCGTGCACCGAGCAGTCCACCGTCATGTCGGTGATGCCCTTGCCTTCGTGACCGACGTAGCCGTTCAGGGTGATGAAGGGTGCGTTGTCGCGCGCCACCAGCACGGTCGCGCTCATGCCCGCGCCGATCAGGTGCTGGCCCTGGAAGTTCAGCGACACCGGGCCGCTGCGATACCTGCCAGGGCGGAAGTACACCGAGCGGCCCCGGCCTAGCGCGTTGGCCAGCGTCACCGTGTTGTCGGTGATGTTGTCGCCACGCACGCCGAAGTCCTCCGCGAACACGAAGTCGGCCGCACGATCCGCCAGCAGCCGCGACACGCCGCCCAAGGCGGACGTGGTGCCAATCGACGACATGTCGCCGGGCTCGGCCGGGATGAAGTTGCCGGCGGCGTCCCAGGCGGCCAGCTTGCCGGCGCGCACCGCGACCGGCGGCAGGGTCGGGGCCTTGCCCTGCGAGGTGGGCACCCGCACCGCATGGCCGTACAGGGCGTACAGCTGCTGCGTCTGCTTGACCACGAAGTCCACCATCGCCTCGACGGTGCCGGGGATGTACGGACCCTGCGACCGCAGCGACGTGGGCTGTACGTAGGGGGCGGTGCGCTCGAACACCAAGCGCTCGCCGGTCTGCAGCGCCACCCCTGCGCTGACCGGATAGGTGAAGGTGCCGCCGCTGGCGTTGCCGGCACCGGAGAAGCCCCAGCTGCTGCGCGGCACTTCCATCTCGGCGCCGCTGGCGGACACGAAGGTCAGGGTGGCCTGATCCTTCGTGTCGACTTGGAAGTTATAGAAGAACTGACGGGTCGCCCCGTCCCCACTTACAACGATCGACGTGTTTTGATTGCTGATCGTCATGTGGTTACTTGTCCTCTATTGCGCGCTGGTGGGGGATAGCCAGAACGACTGGTGTTGCTCGCTGCGGACGCGCTGTTCGAGACGCGCCAGGTAGCCAGGGTTGGCTGCTTCTTGCAGTCTATGCCAGATGAAGTGATCCGCCGCCAAGCGGGTATAGAACATGTTGACAAAAGGTGTGTTGTTCTTGATCAACCCCAGCGCGCCGCTGCGCGCGTCGGACAGCGCCCGCGGATCGCCCTCGCGCGCCCACTTCGCCAGGTTCTGCACCTCGTTGCCCACATCTTTCAGCGTGCCCCAGGACGGCCCCAGCAAGCTGTCGAAGAAGCCGCCGCCGTTGCGATCCGCCTCCCCGAACAGGAAGTCACCGAACAGCCCGAAGCCGCCGCCCTGCGCCATCGCGGCGGCCACTAGGCTGGCGTAGCTGGCCCGGTCGTTGGCGTCCGACGTGCGCGGGTTGCGGCCTTTGGCGAGGTTCTTCAACTCCATGGACAGGTAGCCCATCAGCGACATGCCGACGATCAGGTGCGTGATGCCGGCCACGTCCATGCCGCTGCGACCCTTGCCGAAGCTGTCGCTGAACGGGTTGAGCCCTTCGCGCCCCAGGGTGCGGTTGATGAACGTGATGGGGTAGGTCTTGAACTGCATGAGCACACGCATCGCCATGCCGGCAGGGGTGTTCGCCGCAAGGCCGCCGGTCGCCACGGTGCGCGACACCGCGTCGGGCTCGGTCATCGCCTCCCTGATCTGGTCCGTCATGTAGGTCTGGAACTTGCGCCGCACCGCTTCGTCAGCAATCTCGGCCGGCAGCACGCGATCCACGCCGTCAGCCGTGCGCACCATCGCCTTGCGCGCCGTGTTCCAGTCAGCAGCCGAGATGTCGTAGAGCCCCAGCGTGTTCTGCAGGCGCGGGTGCAGGCCGTCGAAGGTCAGCCCCGCCGAGCGCCCCAGGTTGTGCGACAGCATCGAGCCCAGCCCGTGCTTCATGCTGTCAGTCCAGAACGTCAGCAGGTTGGCGCGGTGGAACATATCGACCAGCTTGGCCGACTTGCCACGGATGCCTTCCGCCGACGAGAAGCGCGTACCGACATGGCCCAGCATGCTGTCCACGCCGACGCCCAGCGTGGTCATCGCTTCCTTGCCGGCCGCGTTCTTCGGGAACAGCGACGCCACCTGATTGGCGTAACTCTCGAACAGGCCGACGCCGTTGTGCCGCAGCGCCGCCGCGTTGTTCACCAGATCGGGCAGCGACGACAGCACCACGCCGCCCAGCTTCGACAGGGTTTGCATGGTGGTCACGGTGCGCGCGAAGGTGGCGAGCCCGGAGTTGGACGGGATGTTCGCCTTGCCCGTGATGGTGTCGAGGATGCGGTTGTTGAACTGCTTGTTCAGCGCATCGAACGCCTGCAGATCGCCCCTGTCACGGGCGGCCACCTTGCGGTTGTCCACGACAGCGTTGAACAGCGCTTCCGGGTTGGTGCCCAGCGTGCGCATCAGGGCCGTGTTGCGGGCGCCACTATCGAGCCCGCGCTGCACGCTTTCCCACAACGTGCCGCGGCCGAACTCACGGTTGTACTCGCCCCAGGACGCGCTATCCTTGAAGAACAGTTTGCGCTCGGCGCTCGCCTTCTTGGCCAGGTTGCCCGGACCCGTGAAGCCTGCCAGCAGTTCGCGGCCGTTGCTGCTTTCGTGCAACCCCGTGGCCAGCGCATTCCACGTCATGCGCAGGTAGGCGTTGATGCCTTCCGGCGACAGGTCCGACAGGTGATCGAAGGTGCGTTCGTCCAGCTTGGGCAGGATGCTGTCGCGCCACGCCTCGAAGTTCAGCCGGCTCGTTTCTTCGGGCGTCGCGCCTTTCAGCGTGCCCCTGATCTTGTCCATGTCGTGCGACTGCCGCGCGACGTAGTGCTCCTGACGACCGATCCACGCGCCCGCCTCGTTCTGCTGCGTGCGCACGCGCTCCTGCGCCTTGTCGATGATCTCGGCGGCGCGGCGTGCGTTCTTGTCGCCCGTGACGGACTTGCCGCCGCTTTCGATGGCCCACAGTTCGTCGATGACTTTCTGATCGAAGGCCGCGTCGCCTTTCGCGATCACCTTCATCAGCCCGGCCTTCTGCATGTCGTTCACCAGCGGGCCGAGCACGTCCGCTTGCGCGCCGTACACGTTGGCGTCGATGCGGTTTAGCACGGCGCGCAGGTCGAGCGCTTCCTTGCCGTCACGCAGCTGCGTCAGCACCTCGCGCCGCCGGGCCGCGTTGATCAGCAGGCTGCGCTTCTCGATGCTGGCCGCCAGCTTCATCTCCTTGCCGAGTTCGAGCCCCGCCTGATACATGGCGTCGCTGCGGCTCATACCAGCGCGCTCCATGCGTCGAGCCCGGCCCTGCACCTTGGTGAAGATGTCGGTCAGTTCGTCGTCCGACAGGTCGCGCCCCGCGGCTTCGGTGACGCCCGTGATGCAGCGGTTGTAGCCGGCAGGTACGCGAGCCATATCAGGCGCCTCCAATCATGCAAGCTGCCGCAGCCTCGTAGGCTTTGGTCAGGCTGTCGCCTTCTTTCACCATCGCGTCCGCTTCGTCCAGCGCCGGATCGCGCGCAGGCGGTTCACGACCTTCCCGCTTGGCACGTGCCTCCGCAAACTTCTGTTCGGCCGCAAGCGCGCTTTCGATGTCCGCATTAGCCTTCTCGATGCTGGTGATCTGTTCGTCCAGGGTGCCGTCCACCTTCGGGGCGCGCTCGCTGGCCGCGTCGTTCAGCCGTGCATCCTGCTGCGGCTGGCCGCCGGTCTTTTCCCGATAGGGGTCCAGCAGCGCGTCCTCGGCACGGGTGCGGCTGGCGTCGATCCGCTGCGCCGTGGCGTCCAGCAGGCCGCTGCGCGTCGGCGGCTGCATCACCACGTCCTGCGGCAAGAACGGCCCCACGGCCTTGTCGCTGATCCGGCGCAGTTCGGCCTGGATCGTCGCGTCCACCTGATCGGGCGCGGCGCGCGTGATGCGGTTGACCGCGGCGGCCAGGTCATCAGGATCGACAGCCACGCCCAGCCGGTGCGCCACGCCCCGCAGCGTCTTGGCCGTCATGTCCTTGACCACCTCACGCCGGGCCACCTGCGCCGCCGCCTGCTTTTCCAGCAGGGTGTCGGCCGCTGCCAGCGTCGCCTCGGCGCGCTCGACGTTCGCCGCGGCCAGCCGCTCGCGGGCTTCCGTCCGGCGCAGCACCGCCTCGGTGCCGGTGATCTCGGCCTGCGTCCGCGCGTCAGCCAGGTCCGCCTCGGGGTTGGCGCCCTCCGTCAGCAGGCTGCGCTCGGCTTCCAGATCGGCGCGGCGCTTGCGGCTGATCTTGCCCGTCAGTTCCGTCTCGATCAGGTCGAGCCGGTCGCGCGTGCTGGGGTCGATGCCCGCGCCGGACAGCCGGCTGTTCAGGTCGTCGAGTTCCAGGCGCACCTTCTGCGCTTCGGTTGACAATCCGTCCAGGCGCTCGCGCGCTGTACGCACCGCATCCTCGCGCGTCACGACCGTGTTGAACGAATTGTCCACATCGGACGCCAGCTTCGACTGCGTGTCGTACCAGCGGCGCAGTTCCGTGCTGCCCTCGCGGGACGCCACGAAGTCCATGGCTTCCGCCGCCTGGATCGGCCGCCCTTCTGCCATGGCGGCAATGGCCTGCACCCGCGCCGCGTCGTGCATCTCGGGGGACCACGGCGGCAGGACACCGCGCCGGTCGCGGATCGCACCGACGCCTGTCTGGATCGCGCCGCCCAGGACGGTGCCCACCGCCACGTTCGTCAGGAACGTGCTCATGTCGTAGTCGTCGCGATCCTGCACTGTCAGGTAGGCGTTCAGGGGCTCGACCGCCAGGCCGCCCACGAAGCCGCCGATGGCGCCCTGCGCGCCGCGCACCAACGCTCGACCGCCGGCACCCGCTGCAGCCTGCCCGAACAGCCGCGCCAGGTTCGCCTCGCCAACCACCGGAATGAAGGACGCAGCGATGTTCAGCGGATCGAGCAACCCGGCGGCCAGCCCGGTCAGGATGCTGGTGCCCATGCCGCCGCCGATGCTGTCACCGCGGCGCCGGATGGCATCCTCGCGCAGCACCTGCGCCCGGTGGTGCTCGTACATGTCGCGCGCCACAGCCTCGGTGGTCGGCGCATCGAACGTCAGCTTGCCGGGCACGCTGAACCGGCTGTTCAATTCGTCCGGCTGCAACTCCGTGACGGTGCTGTCCAAGTTGCGCCAGACGCGCCGCGCCAGCCTGCTGCCAGGGTTCTCCGCGAACGCCTGTCCGAATTGCGCACCTGCTGCCTGCCCGAAGGTGGACGGGATAGCCTCGTTGCCCTCGGCTTCCAGCGCGCTGTTGCCAAACTCGCCGGGCGTGAAGAACCCGGTGGTGCCGTTCGTACCGCTCATGGCTCAACCCCCGGCCGCGTCCACCGTCCCGTTCCGCGCGCCGCGCTACCGCGCAGCCGCCGGCTGTCCTCCGTGCCGGGCACGATGGGGGCGGTGCTGACGGGCGCGGGGCCTGTAGCCGGCAGCGCAGGGGCGGCGGGCGCGTTCGGCGTGCCGGGCTGTGCACCTGCTGGCTCGAAGCCTGACGGCACCGGAGTGCCGCCAAACTGCATCACCTGCGCGCCAGGGCTACGGAAGCCGCGGCCCGGTTCCGGCTGCGCCGACGCCACGGGCATGTTGTCATAGCGCATCTCGACCATGCTGCCGTCGCGGCGGCGCACCGGCATCCGCGCACCCATCTCCCACTGCGACATCAGCACCAAGCCCGTGTCGTTCTGATTGGGCACCCACACGCCGCGCTGGGCCGCGCTCCACGCCGTCTGCCGCCGGTCAGCTTCGGTCAGCGCCGGGTTGCTGCTGTCCGGTGCCGCCAGGTCGTCCGGCTTCATGGCGCGCAGCAGGATGCCCGCGCTGCGCTGCGCGGCGGCGACGCCCAGCGGCTGCCCGTTCGGCAACTGCTTCGGCACGCGCATCGTACCGTTGAACTCGTACTTGTCGTTGTACACGCGGTCGGTGGCCGTCTGCAGCGCGCTCGATGCGTTCATGCCCTGCATGGCGTAGTAGTAGGCCAGGTCGCGCACGTTGTCGCGCACGTCGCTAGCAAGCTGGGCGCCCGACTGCTGCTGACCGGCGGTCGCGCTGGTGCGGAACGCCTCGGTCGCCTTGTCCAGCCCGCTGTCGATCAGCTTCTTCTCGGCATCCGGCACGCCCGACGCGAAGGCTGCGTGGCTACCGCGCGAGCGCTGCAGGTTCAGCATGCGCTGGAAGTCGGCCTGGCCCACGGGCGTCGCGATGTTCGCCAGCACCTGATAGGCCGCCGGCAGCTTGCCGTCGCGCACCAGATCACCGAACACGCGCGGCCAGTGATCGCCGTACTGGCGGCTCATGGACTGCAGGCGCAACGCGGCGTTGTCGGGCTTGCCGTCCGCGCCAGCCGCCGGGTCGTTGCCCATCAGGCGCGCAGCCTCGCCCGCGGCCACGTTGACCGCCAGCACGCGGCGGTTCGCCTCGGGCACGCCCAGCCGCTCCTGCGCTGCCAGGGTGGACGTGATGTAGTTGTTCATCGCGGCAGGGTCGGATGGGTTGGCCTGCTGCGCTGCTGCGGCTGCGCGCACAGTCGGATCGGCCATAACGTACTGTGCGGGGTCCGCGCGCAACTGACCGGCACGGGCTTCCAGCGCACGGTTCAGCACCTGGCCGAGATTGGCCCGCGCCACGGTGTCAGCCGGCGCGTCCTCGTCCGCCACCTTGCCATCGGGTCCGACGATGGTGCCCCGGCGCTCGCGCAGCTGCTGCGTCAGGGCGCCTGTGCCATTCGCCAGATCGGCCTGCATGGCGGCGATGCCTTCCGGCGTCGCAAGCTGCACGGCGCGGAACACCTGCCCTTCCACCTTCTTGACCGACAGACCGTCGATGATCTGCTGCGCCTGCTCGGGCTGGAACAGGCGGCGGATGTCGGGCTCGGGGATCGTCACGTCGGTGCCCAGCGCCAGCGAGCCCGACAGCGCTTCGATCCGCTGCGTCATGCGCGAGCGCTCTTGCGAGTTCATCGCATCTTCGACCGACCACTGCTGGTTCAGCTTGCCCAGCACCGATGTGCGCAGTTCCGGGTCGTTGCCGGCGGCAGCCAGGGCAGCAGCCATCTGCGCATCGCGCCCCGCCATGCCGCTGCCGCTGCGGGTGGACGCTGTGGCCGCCGCGCCGCCCTTGCGCTCGAAGTAGTCGCCAATGGCCTGCAGCGACTGCGCGACCGTGGCGCCTGGACGCAGCAGTGAGCCGTTCGAGCGGAATGCCTGATCCGCGATATTCTGGTTGGACGCCGCCGCGTAGATCGCCTTCGCATCCGCGCCGGGCGGTGCCATGATGAACGCCTTGGCGCCCGCGACGCCCAGCAGCCACGCGGTGTACTGCTCGCGCGGGTTCAGGTCGCGACCGATGGCCTGACGCGCATCTGCCTGATAGGCCGACCACACCTTGTCGAAGCCCTCGCGCGTACCGCGCAGGCTGGCCGGCAGCCCCAAGCGCGCAGCGTAGGTGGCCCACGTCCCGTCAGTGATGCCGCCGCCCCGTGCGCTGGACGTGGGGTTCTTGCCCTCGCCGCCCTCGGCCGCCCACACCTGATCACCGATGCCGCCCTGCGTGTTGCCCGGCGTGCCCGGCATGTTCGGCAGGCTGCCGTTGCCCATGCCATTGCCGGTCACATTGCCGACGATGTTGGTGGCCAGGGCGTTGCGGACAGGTGTGCGCAGGTGGTTGTCCAGGCTGATCTGCGTCTGCGCGTCCATGCCGGTGCGGTTGGCCTGGAACAGCGCCTGCGCCGCAAGCGGGTCTTTGTCCGCCAGCGCCAGCACGGCGGCCGAATAGAACTTGCCGCGGAACGCTGCGGCCTGCGCCTGCTGCGTGGTGTCGTCCCAGCCCAGCAGCGCGCCCTTGCGCTGCACCGCCAGCAGCCCGTTCGTCAGGGCGATGCTCTGCTGCTCGGTGTTGAGCCCCGCGCCGGCACCCGCGTTGATCGCCAGAGTGGCCGCACTGTCCTGCGCCGTGGCGCCCGCGACCCGTACATTCCGCGCATTCGCCCCGGCCGCCTGCCCGAGCATCCCGGCCGTCGTGCCGCCCACCGTGCGGTTCAGGGCGCGCGTCACCCCCGCGTTCGACGCTTGCCCGACCGTGCTGTCACGCAGCGCCGCCAGTTCCTGCTGGAACTGCGGATAGGCGTCCACCGCCTCCTGCCCCGCCAGCGCCGAATACCGACCCCACAGCTCCCCCGACTTCTCGGTGAACGAATTGCGCAGGTTGGTCATCTCGGTGTCGTCCGCGATGGCCTTGTCACGCGCCGCCTGCTCCAAGAACACGTTGGCGACAGACTGCCCCGCGCCCGCGGCCTGGCGGCCCAGGCCGTCAAGCGCACGCGCCTCCATGCCGCCGAACATGTCGGGGCTGGTGCGGACGTTCTGCGGCGCGAAGTCAGCACGTGCGCCAGCCGCGCTGGGGGCTTCAACCTGCGTAACGGTAGGGGAGCGTGCCATCAGCCGATCTCCACCCCGGCGCGGGCTACGCCAGATGCGCGCATGTCGCTATACTTGCTGTACGATCCATACGCCCCCGCCGCCGAACTGACGCCGCCCAGGATCGCGCCCGTGGCCGCCAGCCCTGCCGCGCTCTGCGCCGACTTGCCCTGCTGCGTCAGCAGGCCGCTTTCCGCGATCTGGTTGGCGCCCTGCTGTTCGTAGTTGAAGGCGCGGATCATCAGGTCGGTGCTTCCTCGGTTGCCGGCGTCGCGGATGTTGGATTGCGTCTCGCCGTAGATCACGGCGGTGTCCTCGCGCAGATCGACCGCCGAGCCCTGATCGACCAGCAAGCCGCGGGCCGCCGTGCTGGCCACCTGCGCCCCGATGATGGCGCGGCTCTTGCGGATGCTGTTCGCTTCCTCGGTGTTCGCCCGCACCACTTCCTGGCCGGCGCTGCGCCGGGCCTGCTCGGCATTGGCCTGCGACAGCGCCGCGTTGTTGGCGGACACCGCCGACTGGTAGTTGGCGTTGGCCTTCGCAGCCTTGCCCTGCTGGATCGCGCTATACGCACCGACGCCCGCCGAAGCGACGCCCAATACCGCCGTGGCAATGAGTGCCGTTTCGACGCCCATGTCAGTTTCTCCGCTTCTCTAGCCCGATGAACTCTACCGCCTGCGCGCCCAGCCGGACGGTCCCGCCCGTGGGCCGGAAGCCCAGCCATTTTACCCACCGTAGCGCCTTGTCGTGCCGGTTGTCGATCAGGCATTCCAGCACAGGGTAGCGGTCCAAGGACCACTCGGTGAAGTAGCGAGAGAGGGTCAGCAGCGCCTTGCGCCCCGGACCCTGCACGGCCGGGGTGTCCAGCATCCACAGCAGCGCACGCTCGCCCACCAGTGACCGCGGGCACAGGCCCCACATGGCGATGGGCTTCCCGTCCATGATGGCGGTGTCGGCCACCATGGAGGTTTGCAAACTGTAAAGCACCGCCTGCTCGGGCGTCAGGCCGTGACCCTCGCATTCCTGTACAGTTTGTGCAGACATCGCCGCTGCGATCTGCAGCGCGTGCTCCTGTGTAGCCGGCTCGACGGTGATCATTGCGTGGTGTCTCCGGGCGTCAGGAACGGGATGACCGCCAGCACCGTTGCCGGCAGGGGCCAGGACTGCTGTATGCAGATGACGCCGGTTTCCGTCCAGTCCGTCTGGATCGGGACTTCCAGATCATCCGTGACCAGCGGTTCCAGCGCCAGCGGTGCGCCCTCGTAGGCGGCCTGCAGCGCCTGGCCCCCGCGCTGCAGCCGGGTCGGGGCGCCCCAGGGCTCATGCTCGCGCTGCGGCAACTCGAACAGGTCGTTCCACGACTGCCCCACCACCAGGCCGCGGCTTTCGCGCAGCCGGACCACGACCTTGGACACCGACTTGCGCCGGCCCTGCAGCGTGCTGCCCTGCGGTATCTCAACCGGCATGGTCTGCAGCTGGGCCGTGAAGCCCTGGCCGACGATCACGTGCGACGCCGGGATATCCAGCGCCACCTCGCCGTTGACCACCTGGCGGGGCGCGTGCACCTGCCCGTCTGCCAGCACCTGCACGGTCGATCCGTTCAGGTGGTCCAGGCCGCCCACACGGGTCACGTCGTAGCTGACCGTCCACGTGCCGGGTTCGGCGCGTAGCATCTGGTCGGGCGTCTCGCCGTTGGCCATGGCGGTCGGCATGCGCTCCATGCGGCAGCGGAAGCTCTGCCCCTCGATAGCCTCCACCCGCCCCTTGCCGCCGCGGACCCGCACCACGGCGCCGATGGCTTCCGGCGGGGTGGGCGACGTGAAGGTCATGTAGGTAGCCAACGCGACCGTCAGCGCGGCACCGGACCCGGAGGCGTCACGCACGATCAGCCGGGGGTCGCTATAGCCACGGCCGCCGTTGATCAGCACCGCGCCGTTGATGACGCCGTTGAAGATGCTGGCGCGCACGTCGCCGCCCGTGCCGGTCGGATCGTTGATCTCGACCACCGGGTTGACGTAGCCGACACCACCGTGCCCCACCGCCGGCTCGATCAGCAGCCCGCGATCCACGCTGACGACATCGAGCCACCCATTGCGCGGCTGCGGCTCGTAGGCGGCACCGCCATCGACGCACCACGCGGCTTCGGCCGTGGCGGGGATCGCGGCGACAGGATCGCCCGCACCCACCCGCTGCACCATGCGCTCGACGTGGTATGTGTAGCCAATGCCGGTCAGCCGCTTGACGACCAGATATACCGCATCCTCGCGGCCTTCGGGGATCGTCGCGATGCTGACCACGCTGCCGTGCGTGTCGTGCCGCGCCCAGCCGTACACCTCCTGCTCTTTCAGGTAGGTCAGCGACAGCAGCACCCCGTCGTCGCGCACCGCCCATACCATGTGGAAGGGCTCGCCAGCATACACCCACTGGACGATGCGGTGGTTCTCCAGCAGGTGCGCCGACAGCACGCTGATGTCCTGGCTGGCGAAGGTGCTGCTATAGAAGTTGTAGGCGAGTTCCGCCACGATGCTGCCCCGCGACTGCGCGTACAGCAGCTGGTTGCCGACACGCAGCGGCTGCAGCCCATCTTGTGCGCCGACGAACGCCTGCGGCTGCGCGTTCAGGGTGGACGGGGTGACGCCGCCTTCGCCCGTGATCAGGTAGGCGCCCCCGGACGTGAGCGCAAGCAGGCCGCCCGGCGCGGTGATCAGCGACGTGATCGTGTTGACTTCGGTGGCGTTCAGCGCCGCCGTGATCGCGTCGTCGTCTTGCGTGGGCTCGCTGACGTTGAAGTTGGTGAACTGGCCCGGCCGCGACAGCCACAGCGTGCTGGGGTTCTCGCGGCTGCCGCCGAACACCCGGCGCTGCTGCAGGTACGCGCAGCAGTTCGGCCGGTTCGCCGCGCCGCCGTTGAACGGATCGCGCGGAACCGGCGGCCCCTGCGTGAAGTCGGGTGCGTAGTTCACGTCGGTGAACTGGATAGTGAACACGTTGCCCACCACGCCGTAGGTGTAGGGGCCGGTGCCCTGCAGCCCGTCCGGGATCGGCTGCGCCTTGTACACGCGATACTGCGTGGCGCCGGGCACCGCGGTCCACGTGATCTGGTTGACGCGGGATACGGTGCCGCCGCCGGGCAGCGCCAGCGACGGATCGAGCGCCTTGTTGACGCAGGACGCGCCCGCCCCGACAGCACTCTCGCGGCCGTTGGCGTCGAGCGCCGTGACCACGTAGGGGTAGAAGAACAACTGCGTCGCAGCGTCGCCCGTCGCCAGGGGCGTGGCGAGCACGTCGGTAGGCGGTGGCACCTGCGCGCCGTACACCTCGGGCTCGATGCGCCAGTCTGCAGCGGCATAGCGCTTGATGTCGTAGGCCGGGTAGTCCAGATGCGTCACCGTCATCACGTCGGCGCTCTGCACGAAGTTCAGGCTGAACAGGTCGTCCGACGCCCACGGGGTCAAAATCTCGAACACCTTGGACACGATGCCGCTGACGAATGGCGTCCAGCCGGACGGATCGACCCGACGATACCCGGCGTCGCTGTCCTGCTCGCTCAGGTACACCTCGGTGCCATCCACGTGCGACACCAAGAAGGTGCGGCCGTTCACCGCGCTGATGCCGCTCGGCCGCGCCAAGCCCGCCACGCTGTCCAGCCGCACCATATCGCCTGCCACGAAGTCATGCCCCGCGACCACCAAGCGCAGCTGCACACCGCTCGCCGCATTGCCAGCCGCCGCGATAGCGAAGGGCGCTCGCGTCACCACCGCCCCGTCGAAGATCACGCGCATCCGGCCGGCGTGCAGTTCCAGCACATATGCCTGCTGGCTGTTGAACACGAAGGGCACCAGCCGCGGCACGGGCGTGCCGATGCCCGGCCGGCTTTGCGCGACGTGCCGAGTGCCAGGACGGGTGGTCGCGCCGCCGCGGGGGTCCACGAAGAAGTTCCGCATGACGGCCGCGCCGACTTGGTACTTCGCCAGGTCAACACGCCCCTGCAGCGATGGGGTCAGTTCGCCAGCAGCAAAGCTGGTCTTGATGATCGGTGCGGCCATGGTGCCCTCAGAACTTCAAGAAGCCGGGCGTCGCCCAGCCGGTGACGCCGCTTGTCTGCTCGGGCATGGCGTCCACGCCGCCACCACGGGCTGCCAGCCAATCCGGCACGCGCTGCGTCTGGATCAACCCTTCGTTGCCGTCGCTCACACGCGCCGCCTGTAGCGTCTGCATCGCGGACTGCGCCATGCGCTGCGCAATGGGCATCGAGCCGTTGACCGCCAGCGCGATCTGCGATGCGAGGCTGAACACCATGGCCTGCTCGAAGCTGTCGTCCCAAAAGTCCTCGACCTCGACGCGCTGCGTGTAGCAGGCCACGGCGTCCGCAGTGTCGGTGTTGATCAGCCGCTGCTGCGCGCTGCTGGTGTCGCGCGCTAGCGACAAGGCGTACCGGGCCGGGCGCAAGCCCAGCCCAGCAACCCCATCCCGCGCCGTGACATAGCGCACGGCCACGCAGTCGTCCGGCATCAGGTACGCAAAGCCCCACGGCAGCATGGGGTGCAGCGTCTGGTCCCACGGCGCGTTGCCGTCCGCAGTGCGCAGCAGGGTCAGCTTCGCCATGGTGCGAGCAAAGCCCCAATGCGCCGACCGCAGCAGTGCGTCGCGGGTGCTATCGTACACCTCACGCACGTACCGGGCTTCTGCCTCCCGGTCGCGCGAAAGGTCCGTGATGCCGGTCTTGGCCCCCAGCGCAAGCAGCGCGCGGTTGGCGATATCGACTTGCGTGGTCATGTCCGTTCCTTACGGGTTGCCGGTGCGCTCGAACCGATGCTTGGCTTCTTGCAGATAGCCGGCCGCGTCGGTGTACGGCGCCCCCTTCGCCTGCAGCTGATCAGCCAGATCGCGCGCCTCCGTATCGTTCAGTTCCTGATAGATCAAGCGCAGGCTGCCGACCAGCAACTGGCCGTACTCGCCATCGCTGTGCGACCAACCATCGCCGTTGGACTGGTCGGCCGCCACGGTAGCCGCCTTCACCGCGGCCCAAGTCCCGTAAGGCGTCAGCGTCGCATCGGACACCCGCGCCAAGTACGTGACGGCATCGTTGCCCAGGAACTTGACGCGACCCTTCTGGAAGTTGGACAGCCACACCAGCAGCGCCCGCGCATCCGCGTTGCCGAACCGCGTACCCTGCGCCGTGGCCTCGGTGAAGTAGTCGTTCTGCCACATGCGGATGACGCCGCCTTCTTCCTCGTTGAAGTAGGGGATGAAGCCGTAAGTCTCCTTCTGCGAGGTGGTCCACGCAGCTTTCTGATCGTTGAGCCACTTCCAGTTCCGGGCAGACACCTTCTTGAAATAGATGCGCTGCCAGCTTCCGGCATCCGATATGTCCGCCGCGCTGTCGATGCGCGCCAAGTTCCACGCCGCAGCGCGCACCTGACCGCCAGCCACCAACAGGTTGCCGTCCTTGCCGCGCTGCGGCGTGTCGCTGTATCGAGGATCTTCTGCCCACACGTTCAGGATCAGCCACGCGGCTGCAGCTTGCGCGTTGTCGCGGAAGTCCTCGCGCCCGGTCAGCAGGTACGGCACCGAGAAGAAGTCGGGGAAGTGAGCGCTTTCCGGCGTCCAGCCCGTGACGGACGGCTGCGGTATCTGCTGCGTCAGGCCGGACGAATAGTAGTCGCCGGGCGTGCCGGTCCCGCCGCGGCCGTCAGTCCACAGGCAGATATAGTTGTCGGTGTTGAGCCACTTGTTGTTGCCCTTATCCCACAGGAACATGGGCGCGCATGTCGCGGCTTCGGCCTGCCCGATCATCACGTCAAAGGCACGCTGGTCCCGCGAGCACAGGAAGGACGCCTGGCTTTCCGTGGTGGGGCCGATACCCGACGACGCCCCGGTGTTGGGCATGAAGCGCTCGATGCCTCGCGGATCGCCCGGCGTGTCCCAAGTAGGCGACGCGCGCATGGTCGCATACTGCGCCAGCCGCGCTTCCAGCACGGGGCCTTCGATGTAGCGAGCAATGCGCTTGGTCTGCTCCAACGCCGCCGTGGTCGGCATGTTGGGATACGACGGGGTGCCGATGGCATAGGTGCGGTTGGTGTAGTGGTGGATCGTATCCATCGGCTTCTGCGCCGTCAGCACGCCTGCCTTGTACAGCTTGATCGACACGCGCAGCGGGCCGCCGTCCAGCAGCATCGCACCATCGTTGCGGATGACCACAATGCCGTAGTCCTGCTGGTATGCGTCAAACACCACGCGCGCAGACGCCACGCCCGCGAACGACTTGGGCACATCAACGATGTAGCGCTGCGCCGCGCCCTGCGTTACCGGCGAGCGCCCTTGCGTCGAGAAGGTCCACGTATCGCCAAGGCTGTTCGTCAGCGCGACAGAATACTGGCCGGTCGGGGCGGGGGTTGGGTCGGCCGCCTTCACCGTCAGCATGAACGGAACGGTGCTGGACACCACCGTCGAGCCCGTCACCTGCAGGCCGATGGTGATGGGGAAGTTGCCCAGGCCGGTGGCCTTGGTGCCCTGCAGCACCGAGAAGGTGGTGTTGTTGCGCACCGACGACAGCGTGACCGTGTTGTCGTTCGGCACCGGCACCGGCAGCACGCCGCTGGGCAGCGGGGCACTCAGCGTCACCACGGCCAGTTCGGTGCCCGGCGTCACGTTGCCCTGGACGATGGTGCGGCTGGCGGTGTCCAGCGTCAGCGTCGGCAGCGTGGGAACCGGGATCGCGCCCGTCAGGCGCACAGCTTCGGCCAGCAGCGCCGGCAGATCGAAGCGCACGCTGCGCCCGCCCTGCTCGCCGTACAGGCTGTCGCCAGTCAGGAAGGCCGTGACTACCGGCGACATGCCGCTTTCGTTCGATCCGCTCATGGCATTACCACCGTTGGGGTTGGGATGTTGGCTGTGATATGCACGATTGCCGAGCTAACCATATTGATCTGCAGCGCGCCCAGCAGGACTGCCGGCCGCGTTATCTCGACAATGACGTACTCGTTGGTGCACGTCACCACCTTCACATCCGGCGCCGTGCCGGTAGCGCCCTCGACCGACGTGGTGACGACGGGCTTGACGCCCACATCGTATGGGTTGGGAAACACCCACTTCGCCTGCCCGGCCTTGACGCCCGCGTTGGCACCCACGCCGTCAGCCATCAGCGTGACGACGTGGGCACGCTGCATGGGCGGCAGGCGCGGAAAGCGAACCGCCATGCCGTCACGGAAGCCCGGCACGCTATCGCCAGGCTTCCAGCCCGCGACCAGCGGCGCGTTGCCGTCAGCCGCGGGGTCCACGCCGGAGTATCCGCTCATGCGAACTGCGCTCCCATCACATCCGTCCAGATGGCGCCGGTCTTGGTGGCCGGACGGTTGTTGCGATCCATCACCTGCACCACCGTGCCTTCCGGCGCCGTGGCCGCCAGGTTTGTCAGGTCCGCGAACGACACCCGCGGCGGCACGACACCCACGCGGTTGTAGGTGGTCTTGGTCGCACCGCTGCCCACCTCCACACCCGCGCCGCTGACCGTCACCGCGTTGACCGCCACGGCCCGGCCGTTGATGACGCCAGCTTCGCGCTGCGGCGTCCACAGGACGGTGCGCGCATCGAAAGCGTCAGCCTGGAACCCGCCGATCATGAAGCCCATCGCCGTCCAGCCGTATGCCTTGCCGCTGGGCCGCACGTCGCGATTGCCCGTGAACGGATCGCGCGCAAAGCCGAAGCAGACGCCCTGCGGGTCCA